GAGGTAAAGAACTGGGAAGACAAAAAAAAACAAGAATGTCAAGAAAAACTAAGGCTTGAAGAAGAAAGAAAGCAAAAACATAGAGATAATATTGATTTGTTTTTTAATCATAATAAAAAACTAATTGAAAATCTTGTTTTTGAAAACCTGCCTTTTGAATTAATTTTTTCAATTAATGACGAAGAATTTTCTTCTGAAAGTTTTGAAGACTTCTCTGATGTTTTTGAGGCAAAAATGGAACTGTTAAATTTCCAACTTAATGATAAAATAAATCTTCTCCAAGAGAAAGAAAATATTCGGCTTGAAAATCTCCGAATAGAAACAGAAAAAAAAGAATCTGAACGCAAGGGGATTATTAAACAATCTATCGATAACTACCATACAGGCTGGATAGATGTTATTTCCGACATGAGTTTTTCTGATATTGAAAGCACTACCAAAAAATTTAATTCTGAAAAACAACTAGAATGCGAGGAATTCAAAGAAGAATACGACAAAAAAAGAGCTAGTCTAGCCAGAATGCTTGAAGCTAAATCTACCTTACTAAATGATGTTGAAAAACAGAGATTAGAAAAAGAAAAGCTAGAAGAAAAGGAAGCCGATTTAGAAATTTCAAGTAAGGAATTGGAAATTGAAAAACAACGTTTTAAAGAACAAAAACAAGACGCGATCAAGGAACCATTAGAAAAGAATGAAATATCTGACTATTCAAAAGAAATTGAAGTAAATGAGGCTGAAATTATTACTAATGATCTAGCTGAGACTGATTTTAAAGAAACAATTATTTCAGAACCGCAAACAGAAGAAATTGAAGTTGTTAATACCGAAATTGTATCTGCTAATATACAAGAAGTGGATTTTGAAGAAACTTGGGATAGTATTGAAGAAGATTTTAGAAGTAATTGGGTAGATTATGATTCTCTTTTAAAATATCTTAAAGCAAACTATAACGTTCCAACAAAAATCGAAAAGAATGTCTTTACCTAGACTTCATCCAGACGACCTCCAAGAACTTATTAATGGTGTTTCAAATAATGTCACAAATAAGCTCGAAGAAATGCTTTCTAAAAAAGAAAATGTATCTGAAATGCAAACTCTTACAATTAGAGACGCGGCCAAAATCTTAAATAAAGATGAAACGACCATTCTTCGTTACATAAAGAAAAAACTTATCAAAGCAAACAAGCCTGGTAAAGAATGGATTATCACCCAACAATCACTAACAAATTATATCGATGGAAAATAAATTTTGCACAATTAAAAAAAACAAGCGCAATACCAATTTCCTAAAGGAAAACGGTTATAAAAAATTGAAATCAGCCATTTATAACTCAAAATCTGAAAGTGTCTTAATTATTAATAGGCAAAAAAAACAGTACTGGGAAACTTGTGAAGATGGGATTATGGATGCTTCTAGAATGATTTTGGAAGCCGAAAATCAAGAAATACAAATCATTAAAAACATAGAATTATGTCTACAGAATTAAGCACCACGCGAAAACAAGAAGTTGCATTTAAAGAAATGTCGGAGAAAGTAAAGTTAGTACTTGCCTCAAACGTAAATAGCATTGAAAATTCATTAGTAGTTGCTAATGCAATTGGGTTTTTAAGAGAAAATCTCACCCCTGAAATTATGTCTCCAATTATGTCTCTTCAAGGAAGTAAGCTAGGGTTCAAAACAGACCGTGATCTAGTAAAAAATCAAAATACCGGTAAATATGAAAAAGGACCAGGCTACCCGTTGGAAGTAGTAAAAGATTGTTTTATTGAAATGTCATTAATCGGTTTACTTCCGACTGGTAACATGTGGAACGTAATTGCGGGCAATCCCTACATAACAAAGGAAGGAGGAACATATTTGCTTAAAAATTTAGTTCCCAGATTAAAGTATGCTATTATGTTTCCTGAAGTAAATCAATCAGCTGATAAAAAAACAGCTAATGTAAAAGCAAATATTAAATGGGAACTTAACGGAGAAAAAAGAGAAGAAAATATCGATTTCCCTGTAAAATCTGACGCGTACACAACTTTTGATTCTTTAATAGGTAAAGCGGATAGAAAAGCAAAAGTTTGGCTTTACAATCAAGTATCAGGCTTGAATATTTCTGATGGTGATATTGAAGATATTCCTCATGTAGAAATAAAATCAAGTATAAACCCTGAAAAGATTGGAAATGATAAAGAAAACGAAAGAGTTTTGAATCATATAAAATCCTGCAATACGATAAAAGACTTGGTTTCTTGTAAACAAAAAATTTCTGTAGAAAATGAAGTTACGTTCGAGCCTTATATTACTAGGTATATTGAACTAGCTAAAACAATAGATCAAATTAAAAGTATTGAGAGTCATATCCCAATGGATAACCTTGATCTCATTGTATTGTGTGACGATAAAAAACGTCAACTAAACGGAAATGCGAAAGCCTAAAGAAAAAAAATGTGAATGCGGCTTAAACTTTATCCAATACAATAGTTTAAAAAAATATTGTTCATGGACATGTGAGAAAAAGTACAAGCCGCAAACACATAATTCTGCTAAAAAATACATCATTCCGAAGGTTAGTAAGAAACAAGCTGAACTAAATAAAACCTATTCAAAACTTAGAATAGAATTTCTTTCAAGACCAGAGAATCAAGTTTGTCCTATAACAAAGCAGCAAACAACAGATGTACATCACAAGTATTCTGGTAAAGACAGAGCTAAATACTTTTTAGATACAACTACTTGGTTAGCCGTTAGTAGAACTGGACACGTTTGGATTCATGAAAACTCAAAACAAGCAAGAGAATTAAAATATTTATATTAATTATTATGAATGAAATCAAAAAAGAAATTTGGAAAGAGATTCCTGGTTATGAAGGATTGTATCAAGTAAGTAGTTTAGGCAATGTTAAGAGTTTAAAATTTAAAAAAGTTTTAATATTAAAACAATTTAAAAACTTAAATAATTATTTTATGGTAACGCTTCATAATAAAAAAATTCACTTTAATCCAAAAAGAATAAGCGTCCATTTATTAGTTGCGATGACTTTTTTAAACCACAAACCAAATAAAACAAATAGAATTGTTGTTGATCATATAAACAACATAAAAGAAGATAATAAACTTCAAAATTTACAATTAATTACAAATAGAGAAAATAACTCTAAAGATAAAAAGAACAAAACATCTATATATACAGGGGTTTGTTGGGATAAATCAAGAAATAAATGGCTTTCGTGTATAAGAATTAATAATAAGAAAATAACGCTAGGGCGATTCAAATGCGAATTAAAAGCTAGCATGGCCTATAAAAATGCTTTGAAAAAATTAATTAATTAAAAATTAAAATATGAAATCACTATTTGAAAACTTTAAGCCTAGAGCTTCACAAATTGGTCATTTAATGACAAACCTTCCTGAAAAATTCACAAAAGAAGATGAATTAGCGCTACAAGAACTGCTTGAGGAAAAACAATCAGGTAAAAATTCTAATGGACGCGCTACAAAGTGGACCGATACAAAGCAATCATCCGTCGACAAACTAAACCGCAAGAAGAAGGGTGAGGATGAATTACCTACTGGAGCCATAACTAAATTAGAAGAGATTTTTAATCATGTGTTTTGGGGAAGAAGAAAGTTAATTTATAACAAATACCTTGAAAAAGGAAATATAGTCGAAGAGGATTCTTTGGAATTACTTTCTGAAGTAGATGGTGTGCTTTATTGGAAAAACGAAGAGTATTTAGAAAATGAATTCTCACAAGGTTGCCCAGATAATATTTTTGAAAAAATTAGAGATACAAAGTCTAACTATGAATTTGATACATTTCAAAAAGCAGAATTAACTTCGCTATACTCTTGGCAAATTAAAGACTATACATGGATGGCGATTGAATCTGGTCATGATATTTCAAGAACGGGCGAGTTATGCTATTGTTTAGTAAACTCTCCTTCTCACCGTATTGAAGCTGAAAAGAAATCGCTTTGGTTTAGTATGGGTATGCCGGAAGAAACAGAAGATAGATGGATTGAAGCAGCTTCTCAACTAGAACGTAATCACATATTTGATATTACAAAATTTAAGTATGATTATCCAGGATTTGATTTAGTAACACCAATTTGGAGATTTGATATTCCAAAACACATGAGAGTAAAACGCTTTGATGTTACTTTGGAAGATTCAGATATTGAACACTTAAAAAGACGTTCTGGGATGGCTAAAAAATGGCTTTTAGAAAGAGAGTTACAAGAGGTTGAATTAATTAATAAAAATAATTAAAAAAATGAAAACACTTAAAGAATTACAACCGCTTATTATCGAATGGGCTAAAGAAAGAAATATTCATTTATTAGAATGCGCTCCAAAACAATATTTAAAATTAGTTGAAGAGTGTGGGGAATTAGCAAGTGCTATTTTAAAAGGGAATATTGAACTTCAAAAAGATGCTATTGGAGATATTTTTGTAGTGCTGGTTATTTATGCAAAACAATTATCTTTTGAATATGACGATGATTTGAATGTTCATAAAACCATAAAATCGCATAAAAGAGAAGTTGATTTTCATTTAAACGGAATTATAAACTCTTCTTATTGGGTTCGTACTCGTAAAGAAGAAAAAGGATATCAATTTTGTTTAGCAGGATTAAATGAAATAAGCGAAATTCTTAATTTAGATTTTATAGAGTGCGCAAACATTGCGTGGAATGAAATTAAGAATAGAAAAGGTAAAACAGAAAACGGAACTTTTATCAAAAATTAAAATCATGACAATAAATGGAATAATCAAACTAATTAAACCAACTCAACAAGTTTCGGCATCATTTTGTAAAAGAGAATTTGTAATCGAAACTATCGATCAATATCCTCAAACTATTTTATTAGAACTTCATCAAGACCGTGTTGATATTATTGACTCGTTTACAGAAGGACAAGAGGTAATTTGTAGCTTAAATTTAAAAGGAAGGTTATGGGTTTCTCCACAAGGAGAAGAAAAGTATTTCAACACAATTATTTGTTGGAAAATTACAGTTCCAAACAATGAAAGTGTAAATAACACACCAACCCAAACCAATCCACAAGAATACCCTCAAGCTCCAAAAGATAGCCCGTTTGGATTAAATCCTCAATTACCAAGTAATACTTCAGTTGCTATTACCAATGAAGAAGAGGACGATATGCCTTTTTAAAACAACTATTTTTTTACTTAATAATATGTGTTTTTTGTGTTTTATTAAGCATAAAAAGCACATATTTCAATAATAACATTAAACTAAAAATATGGCAGAAGATAAAAAATCATTCGTCTTAAACAAAGAATGGATTGGGGTAATTCAAGAAATTAATAAAGTTCAATGTCATCGTGAAACTCATAAAATAACTAGAAATGGCCAGACCTGAAAGAAACAATGTTGATTATTTTCCTTTTTTATGTAAAGAAGGGAAAGCTATGTTTTACATAGAGAAAACCTACGGAAATGACGGATATGCTGCTTGGGTTAGGATTTTAAGACAGTTAGCTGTTACAAACTTTCATTACATAAATCTTAGTGATAAAGTTGAGCTTATGTATCTGTCTTCTAGATGTAATATTTCTTCTGAAACACTTATAAAAATTATAAATGATCTATGTGACTTAGATGAATTTGATAAAGATTTATGGGTGCAAAATTCAATAATTTACAGCCATAAGTTTATCAAAAACATTCAAGATGCCTACAAAAAGAGAAATAATAAATGCCTGAGTTATGATGGTTTACTACTCCTTTTATCAGGTTTAGGGATACGTAAACCTAGTAAAAGTATAACTAAAGCACCCGTAAACCCACATACTATAGTAGAGTATAGTATAGTAGAGTATAGTAAAGAAGATATTCTTTTAGAAAAAGAAACAAAAGAAATATTTTCATTTCGAAACGAATTATTAAACAAAGGTGGTTCCGAAAAATTAGTTGACGATTGGTTAAAAGTCAGAAAAACAAAAAAAGCAACGAATAGTGAAACTGCTTTGATTGGATTTATAAATCAGGTTAATATTTCAAAAAAAGGAATCAATGAAATATTGGAAATATGTATTTCGAAAGATTGGAAAGGGTTTGAAGCAAAGTGGCTAGATAATTTACAAAATAAAAATTTACAAAATGGAACACGACAACAACCATTACTCGGTAGACAAAGCGCAGATACAGTCAGATCTAATGCATCTGGCTGGGACGACATTGAATGAAATTGCAAAATCAACAGAAGTCATAAATACGGAATTTTTAAAATCATGTTACGGATTTAAAAAAATACGTGCCAGAGAAACTGAAATCAATTTCAATAATGTAGTAGGCCTTATGATAACTAAAATTTCTGCACTGGCCGGTATTAATAACGAAATTGATATGGCTACAAAATCCGACCTGCTTCGTTATGTTAAAACCAGATGCAAAGATATTACGTTAGAAGAAATCTATAAAGCTTTTGAATTAGAGAGATATAATGAATATCCAACAAAATCAAATCATTTTCAATTATTTGGGACAGAATATTTTTCAGAAGTAATTAAAAAATATCGAGTGTGGAAGTTAGAAAACCAAACGTATTATAATATTTCTAAAAATGAGAATAATTTAAAAATTTCAGCTATTACAGAATCACAAAAAGAAGAAATACTAATCAATGGGATTAAACGTGTTTTTAACGAGTATAAGCAATTAAAAACACTTTCAGAACCCTGCGTTCATATTTTTGACGAACTCCTTTCTAGAGGCTTAATTTTAGGTGCTGTAAATCCTAAATTTGAAAAATACTATTCCGATAAAAGCGAACAGGCTAAAATTGAACTTGAAAAAGAACTTGAAGTTCAAAAATCAAACTCAAATTTTATCCAAAGAAAAAACATCGAAAGAGATATTGAAAAAATACTACAAGGTAATTCTAATAAAATTATTGTCAAGACCAAGAAAATTGTATTAAAAGAGTACTTCGACAATTTAATTTTAAAAGAAATTGAAATAGAAGTGGAACTTAAAAAATCAAATACATGTTTGAAATAACAAAAATTATCGCGTTGGTTTTTCAAGTTGATCATCAGAAACTATTTGAAAAAACCAGGAAACGAAATATAGTTGAAGCTAGACAGGCAGCGATGTATATTTCCTATAAAAAAATTCAAGGTATTACGCTATCTAAAATCGGTGATTTTTTTAATAAAGATCACTCTACGGTTATGTACGCTATAAAGATGGTTGAAAACCTATATGATTCGGACAAGTCTTTTAAAAGTAAAGTAAATGAATCTATGGTAAAGTTTAATATGTTGAAATCAAATAAAATCGTTTACATAGCGCACCCGGTTTCGAATGACTTAAATACTAACGTTGAAAAAATTCTTCAAATCGTAAAGAAAATCAATCTTGAAGAAAAAAATACAACTCCGTTCGTCCCTTATTTAGCTGACATTTTAGCATTAGACGATTCTATACCAGAACATAGAAACAAAGGAATTAGTAATAACACAGCGTATTTAAAATCAGGAATCGTTTCTGAACTTCGAGTATATGGTGATTTTATATCCAAAGGAGTGGCAGAAGAAATAGCTATAGCTAGAGAATTTAAGATTCCGGTGATTTATAAAAACAAAAGCTAATTATGATAAATATAAAAGAACTAACCGTATGCTCATTATTCGATGGAATGAGCTGCTTACAAATAGCCTTGAACCGAATAGGTTTGAAACCTACAAAATACTATGCCAGCGAAATTGACAAATATGCAATACAAGTTACCATGGCAAATTTTCATAAAACTATTCAATTGGGTGACGTTAGAAACGTAAAAGGTTCAGATTTAGGATTTATTGATATTCTAGTGGGGGGAGTCCTTGTCAATCATTTTCATTCGCTGGAAAACGCAAAGGAATGAGCACAAAAGATAACATCGAGATTTTAACACTCGATCATTACTTAGAATTGAAAAACCAAAACTTTGAATTTGAGGGACAGTCTTATTTGTTTTGGGAATACATGAGAATTTTACATGAACTAAAGGAAATAAACCCAAATATAAAGTTCTTACTCGAAAATGTAATCATGGGTGAGAAATGGGAAAATATTTTAACTAGGGCAATAGGTATAAAACCAATTCGTATCAATTCTGCTTTAGTTTCAGCTCAAAATAGAAATCGTTTGTATTGGACTAATATTTATACTGAACCTGATGGATTTTTTGGAGATTTGGTTTGCAAAATTCCACAACCAAAAGACAAAGGAATTTTACTTAAAGATATTTTGGAAGGCGAAGTTGACGAAAAGTATTTTTTGAGTGATAAAATGTTGGATTGGTTAAATAGACACTCTGAAAAAACAGGAAATAAAGTTAGAAAAATCCAAGATGAATTAAAAACTTACCCACTAACTTCTTTCGGTGCTTCAAGAAATAATTTAGATTCAAATTATATTGAAACCAACAGAAAAGCACGTTGTTTTACTGCTGGTGGAAATAGTGGGGGCTTACATTCTCAAATGGATTTAGTGGTCCATAACACAATGCCAAGAAGTTCAAAAACTGGTAAAGGCGGTACCGGCCCATTGTCCCGAACTGATGGAAAAACCTATTGTTTAGATACGGGTAATACAAATGCAGTAGAAATTCAATGTGTTGCAATGCGTGGACGAAATCCTGAAAATCCAAAAAGCCGTGTTGCTGGATTAGAAACCGAGCAACAACTTGAACCAAGAAATGATGGTAAAACGAATTACTTAACTAGTGTTCAAAAAGACAATTTGGTAATGCAAATAAATCCATCAAAAGAATCAGAAGGAGTTCAACCATATCAACATAATAGAGTTTATGATATTGAAGGAATATCTCCTTGCCTAAATACTGACACAAGAAGCCCGGCTGTTGAAATAAAAAGCGGCACTTTGCGAACGCATAACGACGGAAAAGGTTTTAGAGAAGTTGTAATCGGTAAAGGAGCAACTATTCCAGCAAGATCTAGAGAGGATGGAAGTGGTCAAAATGTAGTTTCTGTTTCTGGAAATATCCGACGACTAACACCGACAGAGTGCGAACGTTTACAGACGGTTGATGATGGATATACTGCTCACGTTTCAGATTCACAACGTTACAAGATGCTCGGAAATGGGTGGACAATTGATGTGATAGGACATATACTCTCTTATTACAATTAAAGTAATGATCCCTCGCATTGAAAACTGCTATTTCTACAGCAGAGAAAGCAATATAATTTATGCTAATCTGGTTGACGGAGAGAAAGTACCATTAATCAGATTAAAGCAAAAATTCATAGATATTACGATACTTGGTGGTCAATCTTTTGACTACATGAATAGGTATTTAGAAATGTTCCCTAACCTATGGGAGCCAGTTCAGGAAGAACAAAAACAATTATCACTTTTTTAAAAACATAAAACAAAATTACTATGATACTAGGATTTAAAACACAATTTGTAGAAAAAATACTTAATGGAAGTAAAATACACACCATTAGAGTTGACAAGGATAAAAGATGGCAAAAAGGTAAAAAGATAAATTTTGCTACTGGAGTAAGAACAAAGAATTACTCTGAATTTAAAAAAGGATTTTGTAAATGGAATCAAGCGGTAGAATTAAGACCTGACACAAGGGAAATTTACCTTGGATTGAATGGAAAAATGAATCTGTTAGACAAAAAGCACAATGAAATGTTTGCTAAAAATGATGGGTTCAATACAGAAGACGAATTTTGGGAGTGGTTTAACGAACCTTTTTATGGGGTTGTTATTCACTGGACCGATTTCATTTATTCACAATGTTTAACAACACGATGTTTTACATATAAAATCAAATTACTATGAAAAATAAAAATTATCCTCATTTTGAAGGAGGTATTGAGCTGTCTAAGGAAATGTTAGTTTATTTTATTGGTGAAAAATTACCAATGAAAGTAAAAGCAGTAAGTAAAAATTTTGCTATATGCACAAGAAAATTGAATAGACGTCAAGATGCAGATTTACTTCATAGACAAGTTGAAACAGGCGCTTATATTTCTTTTACTGAAGCGTATAATGATCAAAAAAGCGAAGTGATTTATACGATTGTTGATTTTAAACAGAATATTAGAGGTGCTCATAATTTGGTATTAGGAGGTTGTGATTTTAAAGATGAAAAAGAAATTGAAGATTTTATTGCTGAATTAGAAAGTGGAGAAGTTGAAATTTCATATAGAAATAGATGTAATTATAATCTAGATTTTGAGAGAACTCTTAAAAATAAGGTTTCAAAAGCAACTAATAATTTATCCAATTCTTTTAAAAAACTTGGAAAAGTAGCAAAATCGGCAACAAAAAATTTTGGGAAAGTAGATCAATATTTAAAACCTAAAAACCAATGAAACAAATACTAGACCTTTTAAAAGAAATCGACGATGCCAATCCTGAAAATAAACTTTGCAGCATTAAATTCTATCAGGATGGAAGCGGAGTTATTTATAACGAAGAAACAGAAATAGCTGGATTCGATACTTGCGAAGAAGCTGTCGCCCAATTAACGGATGTTCTAAACATTCTCTTAAATCAAAAAGCTAATGCGTAAAGAGACAATTGAAGTTCCTATTTATGACTGTAAGTTAACTATCATATTGGATGACGACTTCTCTTATATTCAGAAAAAATATAAAATAAAAAAAGACTTATCTAATTACGGCGCTATAACTCTAGATAAAGAAGCTGGATTTAGAAATTATATCGTGTCTTTTACTGACAAAAATCACTTAAGCAATATAGCACACGAAATAGTTCATATAAAGAACGCGATATATTTAGATTGTTCTATGAAGCTAGATAGGGAAAACGATGAACACGAAGCCTATTTAACTGGGTGGCTATTTAACCAAATTTATGAATTTTTAGAAAAAAATAAATCATGAAAAACATACACGTATTACCAACAGATGGTAAAAAGGCGAGTTATCTTGCATTTGACAGAAACAAAAAATTACGCTTTTCAGAATGGTCACATCCTTATGCTTCAGTAGGAGGTTGGGTTGCTTTACACATCTACATCACTAATTCAGAAGAAATTAAAGAAGAAAAATTAAGATGGATTATTGATAATAGACCAAATATGAATGGTTTTATTCATCAAGTTTCTGTTTTTTTAGATTCCAAAATATGTCCTGAAATAATCCTAACAACAGACCAAGACTTAATCAAAGATGGTGTACAAGCTATTGATGATGAGTTTTTAGAATGGTTTGTCAAGAATCCGAGTTGTGAGGAGGTTGAGGTTGTTTATGAACCGAAAAACTTTTTAGACCCAACGCAGGGTTGGGAGTATACCATAATATCAAAAATTCCAAAAGAAGATTGGTTACTAAATAATCCACAATGTAAACAGATAGAATCTTGTAGTAAATCATTATCAAAAAAATGTATTTGTCCAAAAGAAGAACATAAACAAGAAACACTTGAAGAAGCTATTAAACAAGAATTAGAAGATTATTTCTTTTCTAATATTTCAGAAATAAAAAAAGCTGAATACTTTATAAGTTTTGGTGCTAAATGGCAACAAGAACAAGACAAGAATAAGTATAGTGAGGATGATGTTCGTGGAATGTTAGAAGATATGTCACGTTATGTTAGTACAAAAGAAATGAGAGATGATGTTGTTGGTGTTGGTTATAGTGAATGGGTAAGAAAACGTGATTGGTTTGTAAATCATCTAATTGAACAATTTAAAAACAAATAAGATATGACAGCAGTAGAATGGTTATTAAATGAAATATCTTCAACTACAATATTAGACAAAGAAGATATTAAATTATTTAAACAAGCTAAAGAAATTGAAAAGCAACAGATTATTGATGCTTGTAATGCGGGCTTAAGTGGAATACCAAGAAGTTCAAAACAATACTACAACGAAACGTTTAAAAACAAATAAGATATGGGAAAATGGGTAGAAATATTACCATTGTTTTTAGTTAGATGGTTAATTAGTTTCGATGGGTTAGAATTGGTATTAAAAAATAAAAACAAATAAGATATGAAAACAGAAGAAACACTTGAAGAAGCTGCTAAAAATTTTTATCAGCCTATAACAACAAATTTAATATGTTCTCCAAAATTAGTTAGAGATGCTTTTATAGTAGGTGCTAAATGGCAACAAGAACAGATGTATAGTAAAGAAGAAGTAAGACAAATGCTTTGGGAATTAGGAGATGTTTTATTTAATAACAATCAAAACGGTATAAAAGAGGGGGATCCTGAAAAATATATTGAAGAAATTATTCAACAATTTAAAAACAAATAAGATATGGGAATTGTAGGAAGAAAAAAAGGAATTTCCAATGGCAATGGAAAACTAAAAGATGCTTGTAATTATTGCGAAGGAATTGGAATTTATTTTGGAGGTACTTGTGGGGGTTGTAACGGAACCGGAAGTGAAAAAATGAGAAAGCAATTGCAAAAAGTTTACAACGCACAAAATAATTTGCCAATCAATTATAATTTAACAGATAAAACAAACTAATTATGAAACTAATTAAAATGACCGACTTCGTGTTGGCTGAAAAACTAACGTTAAACATTAAGGGATATGAAAAAGAATTCATTTCCAATGTGTCAAATTATGCCAAATTCTTAAAACAACCACTTGAACTAGGAATGTTTGTTCCAGTAGATGAAGATGGTAGGGTTTTGAATGAACCTGAATATTATGATTTATGGAAGGTAGGGATAGCGCCTAATGATTCTCAAGATGAAATTTGCTTCAAATACCAAAAAGCTAAGGAAAAGGTTTTGTTTGAGGGGTTTAGACCTATTGGAGAAAGACATGTAGGAGCAGGAGATATAGTAATTGGACTGGGCTACAAAAATGGAATTCATCAAACCATTGAAGATTTAGTAATGTATCATAAATCTAAATATTTAATATTAACCGAATCAGCAATTAAACAATTAGGACTGTGAGAGCACAAGAATTAAGAATTAGAAATTTAGTTGAATGCTTCGGAACAAGAGAAGTAGTTACTATTAAAAAGAATAAAATAAAAGTACAACACGAATCAAAAAAAGGGCATTTTATTATTGAATGGGTTCCTATCGATTCATTATCACTAAAACCAATCCCATTAACAGAAGAATGGTTGTTGAAGTTTGGGTTTTATAAAACAACTGAAAATGCCGGTAATTTAATTTGCTATAAAAAAGGAAAATATACAATAGCAAAGTGGATTAATGATAAGTGGCAATTTTGGATTAGCACTATTGATTTATATAATTCTCCACAATACGTTCACCAACTTCAAAATCTATATTTCTCACTAACTGGGGAAGAATTAATAATTAAAGCGGTACCCGAAAAGCTAATAGAGTAGGGAATAATTAAATATTTTTACATTATGAATTTAGTAGAACAATTAGAGGCTTTAGTAGCCGAAGCTAAAACAAACGGAATTGGTTTTTATCTGAAAGGAAATAAATCAGCTGGGACACGTTTAAGAAAAAATGCGCAAGACATTAAAAACATTGCGCAAGAAATCAGAAAAGACGTTTCTGAAAAGAAAAATGGTTAAATTAACCTAAAAAATCCTTTGTGTTAATTTCCTAATTCACTACATTTGTAAGTAAGATTTGGGATCTTAAATAAGTAGGTTGTAAATTTGTTGGGGGCAACAATTTATAATTACAACTACAATAAAAAGCCGCTATTTTGTAGCGGCTTTTTTTATTCTGATACTAGCTTGTTATATTCAAACAATGTTTCTCTATTAATGGCTTTCATTCTTTTCATTTGAAAAACTAATTTTTTCTCTTCTGGGCTTAGTTTCGAAATATCTTTCAAATCACTTCCAAACAAATCAACTAACATTAACGCTTTTGTTTCGGCGGTTTTAGCATATTTAATTTCAAAAACATAAGAAGAAACCCCTTCGTTATTGATTTTATCTCTAATCATTTTCTTTAATCTTTTTGCTTCAAACGGACTTTCTTTAGCAACGTCTTCCAGCTCTTTAGATATTTGAGATATAGTCATTTCTTTGTTTGTATACGCTTCTGCGTACTTCTTAAATAAAGATTTTGTTTTTAAATTCTCAATCTCGGCCTGTTCTATTTTCTTTTTTAAATCCTTATTGCTTTCTAATCTTCTATTAAAATCAGTAGTTTCTTTTTTAACACGATTAAGCGTTGATTTCAACAAATCCTTACCTAGCTTACCAATAACTTCTTTTCCTTCTTTATCAGAAGCCATTGCGTCTAATCCTCCATATAAAAAACCAACATAAGGCGATGTGCTCGGTGTTGTAATGTAAGACTCTAACCCAGCCTTAAATCTAGCAGGAGACATGCCGGTTTCTTCCCCAATTTTTTTATAAAAATCTTCAACTTGTTTACTTTCAAACCCTTCAGCGGCAACTGGAACTTTCCCACGTAATGCGCTTAGATCTTGCTCTCTATAAAAATCATACCCAGTAGAGTAGGTTAAAGCAGATTTTAATAATGGGTTTCTAGCTAAATTTCCTGTAATACTAAAATCAACCGGAGAAATATTCTTTTCAAGCGCAAACATTACATTATCGATTGCGTCCGTAGAACTTTCATCACCTATTTTCTTTTTAATAAATGACGTAATTATCCCGTCTGTCATTGAAAAGAAAGGTGTTATTTGTTGTGGTTTAGCTATTCTAATATATTCAAATTCACCTTTTTCTGTTTTTTTACCCGTAAAGATTATAAAGTAATTAGTTTGATCGTATCTACTTACTCCTTTTTTTGCATACAAGTATTTTTCTGTAGGGGTCATTTCATCATCATCATTGAAAGCCGCAAACATGGATATACTTATTCCAATAGTGGCTCCAGACAGAACTCCTGCTGTTTGCGCTACTCTAAAAGTAGTTTCAAATGGTCGTTCTCTAAAATTATCAAACATTACACGAGTACCTTGTGTTGCAGCATTCAAATACGGAACAAAAGCATCAGCATCTTTTGTTATTTTACCTCCTTGGTTAAAGTCCATTAATCCACGAGCCGAGGCAACGGCATTTGTATAAATATCGTCAACCTGGCTTTTGTCTGCAACATCTTCAATTTTATCAAATCCAAGTTCTTTTAATTGGTTCTTAACTGAACGGTTGAATACAGCCATTCTGAACCCAATCTCAGAATACATCTGAACTTTATTAAGGGTAATTGCATTTAAAACAGAACTTATACCTTCTCTTTTTTTATTGTCTATTTTATCAAGTAATTTTTGAACCCCGGTATGTTTTAATTTTCCTTGATCTGTCAAGAAATCCATCATACCTCCATAAGAAATAAAGTTTTTGAAGTTGTCACTTACTTTTGAAATATCTCTAATTCCAAAATAAGCGTCTTTTATAACTTTAGCAATGTTTACAGGTACAGACATGCCATACTCTTCTGAAAACGTTGCAATAAACAATAAATCACGAGGTGTATTGGTGATAAAGAAAGTTGGGTTATTCCCGGTAGCCAACGCTTTTACCACAGCGGTACCCGATGCCATAGCTACAATTTCTTTTGCATTTCCGTTTAAAAAACCTTTAGTAGAGTCGAAATACTGCTCGTGAAAAACCTCTTCCACCATTATAGAATGCTTTACTCCATTTATATAGTAATTGGCATTTTTAAATCCTTTCGGCAAGTCGTATTTATATTTTGGATTTCCAGTGTCTGTAAATCCAATAATAGGATTTATTTTAACCCTTTTGGAAAGTTCTTCAAAGTATTTTATTGTGTTCTTTTCTTGTTTAGTCTGGTCATTCTTTTCTTTTAATTTTTTAACTACCTCGGCTTGTTTCTCCATGAACTCAACTAATTTTTTGTTAGTGTTATTCATAGCGATTGACTTGGCTCTTATATTCATTGAACGAGAAAGCAAGTATTGAGAATCGTAAATTAAAGAACTATTTAAACCTTCTTCTAATTTTTTAATTTGATCTGCTGATAGGCTTGCATTACTAGATGTTTCAGGAACAAAATCTGTTTCGTTTTTAGTAAGAAACTCTAAAAACATACGTGGCTGATAATCTATTTCAAAGAACATATCCAAACTTTCTTTTGAAATCAATCCCGATTTTTCCATTTCAGAAAGAAGCCCTTTAAACTCGCCAAAATAATTATCAGCGCGCTTAGTCAAGTCCTTAAACTTATCTAATCCAAGTTCTTTTTCTAATTCAGTCAATTCAATTTCAGCATCTTGTTTATTAATAAAATCAGGATGTACCACGTCCGGCATGTTATTTTTTGCTCTATTTGTATCAATAGCAATAAAACGTCTTAGCTGAATAATTTTATCTAAAGTTTTAATTTCTGCAGAAGTAAGGCCTTTGTAAATTTTTGCATGTGCAGAATCATACATTTGTTTTGCATACCCGGTAGCTCCTTTAGAAGCAATTAAATAATTACGAACTAATCTTCCTCCGGATTTATTTAAAATGAATTTTGGAACAAATTGTCTATCAAAGAAATTAGATATGAAGTTTCTAAACCCTTTGTCTATTTTTTCTGCTGTAGTTTTCTTGTCTTCTAATGCCTTGTCTGCTTTTTGAAAAGAATCAGCTATTTTTTTTCTTACTTCCGGAACGCTTCGGTTTTTTTGTCTCTCAATGTAATCTTGAGCAATCATTTTTTCACGTCTATCAGAAATAGAGTTTAAAACATCGATTTCAGACTCCCCTTTGTTTAAACGAGCCTGAATATCTTCTTCAATTTTAAATCGAGACTTTTTAGCTTCCTCTCCTTGGAACGGCTTATTAATGTAGTCTTTAAAGTTGGTATCAAGATCTTGCTGTTCTTTATTAGAAAGGTTTTTATACCAGTCAGACTGTTTTACATAATCTAATCCGGCTTCGATTATTTCCTGAGCTGTTCTTGCGGTTTGTGCCGCAATTTTCATGGCTTTAACAGCCCCTCGAGCAACGACAATAGGAAGGTTCATTCCTAAAGTTTCGTCTCCAAAAGATTTTAGGTCTTGATCTAGTTTAGTTAGCCAATCTATAGTCTCGTCAAGAGCTTTTTTATCGACTACTCTTTCTTGTCGTCTTTGTTCTGATTCTTTTGTTGCTCCTGCTTCTCCTTGTTTCTCTTCATTGATATCAACAAAAGTCTCTCCTCTCTCGTTAGTTTCTCTGGAACTTGTCGCTTGTTCTCCTTGTTCATACTCGTTTCTTTTTTGATTATAATAATTGTCTGCTTCTTCATCGGTTAATTCAGACAGGTAATCCTCTTCCGCTTTTATCGCTTCATATTGCGCAAATTCTTTATCTGTTAATGAACCTAAAAACGCGCGCGCTTCCTCTTCTTGTAATTTTATAGTGTTTTCACTTCCGATATTAATTATAGCCTGCTGAACTTCTTTAACACTTCCAAATGAATTAATAATATCGATCAATTGGTTTCTAATCTCTTGTTGGTCTAATTCTATTTCAGAACCTTGCCAAATTTGTTCAGAAAGTTTTTCTACCGATGGTAATGTTTCTTTAGCTGATTGATTTGTGGCCCATTTGCTATCTGTGTTTCCGGCTTCTGATGCCAGCGAATCAACAGAAACCTTGGATCCTGTAGCTAACGCATGTAATGCCGCTTCATATTCATTACTAGGAGTAAAGTTAGTTAATATTTCTTTATTCCTTTTGGTTAATTCATTTTCAGTTTCTAAACCAAGCGCTTCTGATTCAATCGAAGCCCAGTTTCCATTTTTTCGAAGTTTTGTTTTGGTAACAATTTTACCGGTTTTTTTGTCTTTGCTTTTATAAGTGGCTTCAACAAATTCTACAATAGGCTTACCGGTTTTTGAATTACGAATGCCTATTACAATTCCATTTTCTATATCAACATCAAATGTAGTAGATTCGCCTGTTTTAGGGTTTTTTACTTTTGAAGAAGTTATAGTTTTTGTTTGAACGCTTCTGCTTTCAATGGAGGATTGTACATTACTTTCTTTAGTATTTTTTTGCTTTGAATCTCCACTTTCGTCCATGATTGTAGTTCCAGGCTGAACGTTTCCATCAGTAGGAGTATTTTGGCTCTGTGCTGCTTCATCAGGCTTATTCTTTTTAACAATGTCGTCAATAACGTAAATAGTTCCGTCCGCATCTTTTAAAACATTCCTTGGCCTTAAATCAGATACGGTGTATTGCTCGTTTTTAAATGTATGGTCGTTTACTTTTTCAAAACCTATTGAAACCATGTGGTTATCAATGTCTTCTTGGGTAGCTTGTTCTACGTTTAAAACAAAATCTTGCTTTAAAATAGGCTCAATGTATGGGATTTTACCTTCTCCTTTATCAATTCCAGTAAATCCAACTAACTCATATTGTGTTTCTGGGAATATGGCATTATGACCCTCTAGTCCTTCAAAGAAAGATGAAAGAGTATTTTGATGGTTCGATAAATTATTTGATTTGTATAACGTTTGTTCTTCTTGATTGTAAACAATTGTATTTTCGTTTCCCCCGATATTTGTTGGAGTCCCAAGAGAGTAAAAATCTTTAACCCATAAGTCTTTTTCTTTAGCGAACTTTAAGGCCTCTTCTTTTTGAAGATCTTCTATTTCAAATCGGGTGAGGGGTCTTTGGAGTTTCTCTTCATTCTCTCTAGTTCTTTCTCCCAATCTATTGAGCGCTTCTTGCTCTCGGCTATATATTTCATTGCCGCTTCCGAGTTCTTTTGGTGTGCCGGAGTTAGATATTTTGGTTTGTTGCTCATCACTTACAAAATTAGGATTATTTTTTTCATTTACAACATTTTCTTCCTTATAAATAGCAAATGCTTCCTTGCTAATTTGTTCATCATTTAACGTGATTTTTTTAGTTCCGTCTGGATTTAACTCTTTTACTAATTTACGTTGTGCTAAGTCTTTAAGTCTGATTTGTTCTTCAGGAGCCAGTCGTCCTATTTCTGCTGATGCTCCACGTTGTAATAAGTCTATTCTTCTTTGTTCAGTATCGTCAAATTCAGTTTTTAAATTAGATATAATTTCATTTTTCAAATCATCTTCTAAATTATCATCGAATTTTATCTTTTCGGCTTTAGCTTTAATTTCTGCTTGTTTTTTTTCTATGCTTATAATTTCTTTAAACTGATTGTTTGATAGAATAGAAATATTTTTAACCGATTTTTTGATCAAGGATTCTACTTCAGTTTTTACTTTGTTTAAACCATCTTGAATTATCAATTTTGTATCAGAATCTAATTTTGGATTGTCTAGTTGGGCTTGTAATTTTAATGATTTAGCACTCGCTTCTTGAATTTTATTATCTATGGTAAATGGTCTAATTGTTTGCTTGTAATTAGCGGCAATAAATGGAATAATAAATCCCATTGCTCCTCCGGCGGCGCCCGCATCAGTCATACCTTCGGTAAAAGGTTTTCCGTCAATCACATTTTCAATACCTTGAGTCCCTGTTTCGTCTAAAGTTTCGGAAATCCCTCCTTCAATTGAAGTACCAAGATAATTCTTTGCTCTGCTCCACATTCCTTTAGCGATCTCTCTTTTTTCTAAATTTGTAGCACTTGAGATTACTCTTCCGGCATTTTTAAGCACCATTAAATCTACGGCCGCGCTTGCGGTTTCTGCCAATCCATAGCCAAGAGGATGAAGTAGCATTTCAGTAGTTGAGTATTTTTTCTCTCCGCGTTGAACTTCTCCGCGCATATCTTCAAATTTAGAACCCAGTGCGGTTGCTCCAATACCGGCAACTCCAGCGGTTCCGGTTGAAATTAATGCTAAAATCGGTATTTGTTTGGCGCCAACATCATTCATTAACCAATCGCCAAAGTCAGAAAGACTATTAATGTTTTCTACAGAAATTGGCTTCTCTATTTCAGAAGCAATTTTTTCAGACAACATCTTCGTATCTTTAGAAGCATCCTCAAATAAACCTCCCGACTTTAATCCAGTAGCTTTACTAATTGTCTTGGCTCCATAATCTAATGCTCCAAACGCACCGCTAATCAAATCGGTACTTGCTACCGCTATATTTCCTGTAAGATTACCCCATAGGCTATAGTTTCTTTTAAAAATATCAAGATTGTCCGTTACATTTCCAATGTTGGTTCGGTTGTTTACGTATTCATTTATAGTTTGCAACCCTTCCGATTCAACTTGTTTTAACTGCGTTACTTTATCGTTGAACAATTGCTTTAATTCATCAGTAACACCTGTTTTTTTAGCTTGCTCTTGAAGATTCTCTATTTCTGTTTGTAGTCTATTATGGGTTACCTCTTGTACAGCTTGTTTATTTAAAATATTTTTTTCTTTTTCATCAATAGAGGCTAATTTTCCTTTTTCAAAATCAGCAAATTTACTTTGCAAAACTCCGCCATCAATGTCATCTTGTTCTTGTAGGTAATCTTTTTGTCTTGAGGCTAGATAAGAATCTGTTTTTTCTTTAATAAAGAAATCCTTTGCTTTTTCTAAACGTTCTTCTTGAGTTACTTTAGGAACGGATTTGTTATTCTTAATAGCATCTTTTTTCAATTGCAGGAAATATTCGTCTGCTTGCTTTAAGTTCTTTTCAAGCGGTTTTTTTGTCTCCATTAACGGAATTGTAGGCACATCTCCACCCAAAGAATTAATTAGTTTCATTGGGGTATTGGCAAAATCAACTACATTATTTACGGCTTTTTTTGCCCCTTCTCTCAATACATCAGTCCATTCGCTATTATCAATCTCGCTATTTAATTCTTCTTTTGCTCTTAAAACATCATCGTCTGTAACGGTAGATGTTTTGCTCATAAAGTCTTGATATTTACTCAAAAAGTTAGGGTCTTTTTGTAAATCTTCTTGCCTTTTAATAGCAATAGCGTTTGGAGTTTGTTTTTTTTGCAACGCTGAAAGTTCATTAGTAGCAGCGTTAATTTCGTCTACATTTTCCGGAGTAACTTTTGTATTTAAAAGTTTATTTTTTAGCTGTAATGTCTTGACGGGTTTCTTTTCTGTATATTTTGTTTGGCTTGATGGGATGTTTAAATTATAGCCCTTTTTAAGGGTAGCCATTCCATTACTTTCGTCTGTACCCAAAGAACCATTTTTTGGCGCCAAATCCCCATTTTCTTTTTGAGAAGTAGAAACGGAATCTTCTTTTTTTTTTACTGAAGAAACTTTAGATTCAAATTCTTCAAAAGAACCTAAGTCAAATTTGTTTGAAACCGAAGAATATAATTTTTGTCTTGATTCGGGACTATTCATTTTAGAATTAAATTCTTCAAAAGAACCTAAGTCAAATTCATTCGAAAGTGCTTTGTATAGTTTTTGTCTTGGATCCGGCATGATTAATAGTCTATTTTAACTTTAGTAGTGTTAGATTTTTTTTGATTAGGATTCATTCGTCTTAACTCAGCTTTTAGCTCTTCTGCGCTTCCGTAGCCTAACCTGTTAGCCAAAGCCGCCTCTGTCGTGCCACTAGCTGTTCTTGTTTCGGATCTATACGATGCTGGAGTAGTAGATGTCTCTTCGGACATAAGGTCTCCTCCTGCAGATTTAGCAGATTTTTTAGTTAATACATCTGCCGTGTAAATAATCTTGCCGTTAGTATTAATAAATAGATTTGTTACCGTAGAGTTGTCTAGTCCTGTTTTAGCACCGTTAATTGTTTCGAACTTGATTCCTTTGCCAAGATTAAGTCCGTTTTCTAAAATACCTTTTTTGCTAATTTGCTTTCCTTTAAATGAATCATTATTGAATCCTGTATTTGAAAGCTCTATTTTAGTAACAACTACGTCTTCTTTTTTATCTTTTTTGGCTTGTCTATTCTCACTCATTCGGCTTGTTTGGGCCCCATAGTCAAAATCTTCTTTTTTAGTATAGTCTGTGTTTGCAACAATCCTATCTATAAAATATTTTTTTACTTTTTGTAATGAGTCTGCGCCAGGCTCAACTCCCATTTTTTTCATTTGAGATAATGCAGCTTCTGTTGGAGATCCGTCTGGGTTTTGCAGCAAATTATTAGCCACGGAAATAACTTCTGACATTTTAGCTTTTTTCTCTTGTACGCTTTTAAAATTTCTATCGGTAGTAATGTCTGTATATCCAACTTTTTCAGCAGCATCAACGGCCATTTTATCTAGATCAAATTGTTTTTGAAAGCTCCATTTCCCTATTACTCCTTGTTGCATTTGATTGTAATCAACAACGTCTAAATTATCAATCTTCCCATCATTATTTCTGTCAATAAAACCAACCGCAGGCAACCCGTTGTCAAGAGATCCTATGTATCCCTCAAATCCATTTAATACTTTTTTTTCAAAATCTAGATTTCTAAAATACTCTCCCTTAGCAATTCCATTTTTATATTCTTCAATTTGCTTTGTGAAAACATTAGTTGCTAGCTTTAGGTTTTCAGGCAGGTTATCAATATTTTGAGCTTCAATTTCTAGTTTTATTTTTTCATCTTCGTTTAGATTTGGATTTTTAAGTTCCTTATATATTTCTCCTAATCTATTTACACCTTGTTGAATAATTTTTCCTTGAAATTCAGTTAAAGAACTACTTCCTGTATCATAGTTTTTAGGAATTTGACTAAGCATTTTTTCGCGCAACTTATCATTCCTTGCTTGTTCTTTATCTTTTCGGGCTTGATCTAAGGCATCAATTTGCCTTTGTTCTTCACGATAAGCAAAGTCCATTTTTTCAATTCCTTGAATAGTTTCTCCAATATTTGCTTTTATTGGACTTATTGTTGCGTATGCGTTACTTGCGTTTGCCATTGGTATTACATGTAAGGGTATTTAGGAGCGCTAATTACAGGATTCGGTAGCCTGTTTAATTTTAATGACTGGTCTCGCCAACTAGTATCAGGAGTAATGGTGTCAATACCTATTCCGGAATCTGCTCTAAGTTCTTTTAAACCTCTCCCCATGTAAGCAGCAGAAGATAATGCAGAACTAAATCCATTCCACATGTCTTGTCTTCCTGCTTCAACTTGGGATGACAGTCCAGCGATGTTAGCAATATCTCTATTTTCAGTTATTCCTTCAATACGAGCGTTATCTTGGGCTATAGCGTAATCTCGTTTCATTACCTGACCATCAAGCATTTCAGCAGCTTTTTGATTAATTTGGTTTGTAGTTGCTACTATTCTAGGAATTCCTCCGATGATTGCTCTTGTTCCGCCTAATTGTGTAGCGTCAACCATATCGGCCGTAGTACGCGCATTCTCTTCTCTCAATAGATCAGAACCCATTGTGCTGATTTTAATATCTTTATAGGCATGGTCAAGTGTTTGCCTTTCGTAATCACTTAACTCATTTTGAGCTTTTCGTTTTCTGTTGGCTCCATCAATTGCTTGATAAGCACTTAAACCTACACCCAAACCGCCCACTATTGCTGATGTTATTGCCGCGCACATAATAGTATTTATTTATTTTAATTACAAATATAATAGAAAAAATCTATAGTTTAATCATTAACTCTTTAGTATTTTCACTTCCAATAATATAGCCACATTCCTTAAGTCTGTTTATAAGATTTTCATTTTTTACTGAGGTAAAAATTATTTTAAATCCTTTTGACTTAGCAATATAATTTAGCTCGTTAATTAAAAAACAAACAGACTCTTTGCGGTCTTTCTCTTTATATTCCGGATTGGAAACTATAAACTCCATCCAAGCCATTTTAGAATTGGTAAAGAATAAATATCCAGCGCAAATATTTACTCCATCTTTATAAACCATAATTCCACCACGGCCTTCGTCAGGCAAATATTCTTTTTTTGGTGCTGGAAAACGCCAAAACTTCCACCACTCAATAAGAGTAGGGAAGTCTTCGTCAGTTAATAGTCTTATTTTAAACATGTCGTTTTTATGTTATTTGTAATGATTGAACAATATTTGAAGAAATTGCGAATAACTCTCCATTTGTAGAATCTTCATTTTCAAGTGTTACTTCCATATAATATCCTCGCATTTCCTCTCCTTCAATTCTTGAGTTTTTAAGAGAGTAGGAGTATAGTCCGGGTACCGGAACAGTAATTATTTGATTAAGAGTAACGGTGTTATTATTTCTGTCTATACTAAGTATTGCTCCAATTAACTCTTGATTACTCACGTTAATTTGATAAAGCTGATCACCAATGTTTATTAAATCAGGAATCGTTGCAAAAGAAATAACTAATCCCGTATAGCTTAAAATTACACCAATTCCTTGCGCTGAATTACCAGACAAACTGCCCGGTGTTTGATCGCCACGAATAAAAGAAAATTGCCTACTTTCCCTAGTGTTAAACTCCTCTTTTTTAATTTCTCCTTGAGTTAGATTTGTTTTTAAAGTCGCTTTCCATTTTTCGTTTGATTCTAAAGCTAAAGTTTTAAAAATCTTATCGTCAGCATTCGCTTCGTTGAATACGGTTTTAATACTTGTCTTATCTTGCGTTCCGTAAAAATTATTTCTAACCGGATTTTCAGTGTCATTTTGAAGCCATAATTGCCCGTTTTTAATTGTCAAAAACTTGCTATTCAAATTCAAAAAACCATCAGGGAAATACCTCCAAAACGAAGTCCATCCTTTATTGTTTTCGCTATGTGTTATAGTATTCATATTAATTAAATTTGAGCAACATTTAATCCTGCATTTCCGCTTCCGCCTAATCCGCTTCCCGATACACTAATTGAATAAGAGTAAGTTCCTGGAGCTAAATCAACATAATTACCCGATAGAGTTGTTCCTGGAACTTGATTATTTCTTTCAGCGTACATTGAAACTCCATTTACTGTTGCATTTACCCATACACTAGTGGAATTATTTGTATAAATACTAGCTGTAGCTTTAATTCTATAAGTCCCTCCAACAACGGTTATAGTTCCGGATGCATTTCCTCCTCCGCCTGGACCTCCGTTAAATGGAGAAACGCTAAATGAGGTTACGTCTGAAAACTGAATAGAAGGGCCTTGCGGAACGGTACAAGACGCAACAGATTGTAATAAACCATTAACTTGTTGTCTGTAATTTGTAGTATCAGAGTAAAATCCGTCAGGAGCTTTTGTTGTAAGTGTGTTATCAGTCCAAATAGCTGTAGCTGTTGAAAAACTTGCGGTGTCGATATAATAATTTGAGTTTGAAGCCATAATCGTTTTTATGTTAAAGGGTTAAAATCACAAGCACTTTGTTGATCTGTTTGGTCGTAATTAAGATTGACTAATTGGGAGGTATTGCAGCTACGAGTTTCGGTTAATATAGGACATGCGGTTCCTCCGCCAGATGCTGGGGTAATAACAGTACGTGTTCTAGTCTGTATTCCGTTTAAGCATTGAGACCAATCAGACCAAGCTGAAACTACGCAATCAATTACGGGCTCACAAGTCCTTGTTTCTGAAAGAACGGGGCAAGCTACTCCTCCATTTGAAGCAGGTGTTACAACTGTTCTAGTTCTAGTTTGACTTCCATTTGCACAAGTAGACCAAGAAGACCAATCCGAAACAACACAGTTAACTGGGCTGCAAGCTACGCAAGAATTAGGACCGTTAGCCGCGTCATAACAAAGTGAAATTTGAGTTGAATTAATATCTCTATAATCCCAAATCAAGTATAATTTTTGCGTGTTCGATGATCTTGTAAATACAAAATTTCCAGAAAATGTTTTTTGATTGACGCCTTGTGAAGTTTCTGTAGGTGTTAAGAAATTAGCATTTTGAATTAATTGATTCAATGAGGTTTCTGTATAGTCAACATTTGATATTGCGTAGCCAAGGCGGTTTTGCTTTAAAGGCAAAAACGCACCCGTACTTGTAGTTTCTTTTACTGATTCTATAGTGACTAAATCATTTTGTTTTGGGAAAGAATTTTTACCTTCATACCCAAACGTTTTTTCAAATTTTGTAACCGGATAATTTGAAAATATATCTTCGTTTTGTATTGAGGTATTTGAACCTGCCTTAAACTTATTTGTAATGGTTTTGTTTAAATCACTTTCATCATTCAGCACCACATAGACAATTTCCAACGGAATCCCTACCGGGCAATTGTTTACTATTGAAAAACTTACCGCGCCTCCAACCGGAGTGATAGTAACATTGGCAAACTTAGCATTTAGGCTACTTCTGTTTATAATCATATTGCCACTTCCGGTTAGTCCTGACATTACTGATGTAACCCCATCATGTATAACTTCAATCGTAGCATTTCCTTCAGAAATCAAATAGTTTAACGTCAATTGTCCCGTAAATGAGTTTAATTCTAAAATATAACTAAAAGGTTCTTGAAGTTTATTTTTTGCAATTTCGGCACCGCAATTATAAGTAGGTATTCCAACTATATTTTCTCCAATAGTAAAAGTTGTTAAGTCAAGAAATGGGTCATATCCAGAAATGATTTTTCCTTTTGTTCTATTTGTAAATAAGTCTCTAAAGAAATTTCTCAAGCCGTATGTTATTTCTTCAATTCCGTCATTTGACAGTCTAACAATACTTCCGTTTCTAATGGAAGCATATTTTATTCTTCCAAAGCTATCTACTGAAAAACTATCAGGATTTGTTCCGATCCCATTATTGCCTGCATAAGGAATATATTGCCCTAATATACTGGATCCGGCAGTAATTGCGGAATTTCCGTCAGCAGTATAAATAGCTTGTTTATTGAATAATACTTTCCCAGGCTTATTTTCTTGTAGCACTACAATGTCATTTTCTCGGCTATGTATTAATTGAATGCTTCCGTTTTGCTTATCAATGTCGTCTTTAAAGTTACCCATTGATAAATTGAAAACATTTAGCCCATTGATTGAAGAGCTCTCTACGTAGGGTTCGCTATGGGTTAGGTCTGCAAATCGTCTAATTGATCTATATTTCTCAATAGATACTGCTGATGGTCTTAGGTCTATGTTTAAATACGGCTTATTAAAACCATCTTTTACGATGTAACTTTCTACGCCATTTTTCATGCTGTAGCAGTTGAAGAAATCTAGATCAACTTCTGCCGGCATCGTGCTTGTTTGGCTTTGTAGATTGCCTTGGTGTAACCCATTAACAATATCGAAAGTCTGTTCTGTTTCAAAGTAAATATCTTGCTCGTCTGACTTTTTTTCTTCGGTTTCAAATATTAAAACCCCATTTGCCGCTCTAATAGTTACAGTTGCGTTTAAGTATGATGGATGCTGTCCGTTTCCGTTTAGTTCGTTATGTATTCTAAGATATAACGCACCGTTTGAGTTGCTTGTAAATCCTCCAAATATAGAATCTTCTCCTCTAACAACTCCATTTGTAGGGAAACTAAAATCTCCTGTATTGTTATTTACCTCGGCATTATACCACGCTTGAAAGTTGCTGTAATCTGCGCTAACATAAAAGGTTTTAACAAACTCTTTACTACCTCCATTACTGCCGTATTTTTTATTAGTAATTTCTATATCAATTCTTGAACCTTGTTTTATGGGTATATCAACATACGCGCTCCCGACTTTATTGCTAAATTGGCCAATGTACATATCAAAATTATCTCCTCTACTTGACTTAGCTCCAATTCTAGTGACAATACCTTCTTTAATATAGTCCATTGAAATGCCCGCAGGAGTTTTAATCTTCATATAAAGCCCAGGTAATTCATTAATCACGTTTCCGTCTAAATCAACATTACCTTCAATGAACTCTTTTTCTTTGGTTTCGATATCTAAGACTTTAACTTTAGTCAAATTCTCTACAAATCCATTAGTGTCTGACTTGAAAATAAGAGTATCTCCGACTTTAACCTTGTCTTTATTATCTCCTTCAAGTTTAACCCAGCGGAATAGCCCGTCCACATAAAATGTAGTGGCGTAAATAGTTTGATAAGATAATTTTTTTTGCTTAACCACTATCTTATATCTATCTGCAAATTTTGGGGGTTTATGAGAAATGGCAACTTTAATTTTATTTTTAGACAGCGCTAATTTGTGCGGAATGAATAATGTATTTTTAAATTGTGTTAATACAGTTGTGGACCTATTAAACTCATCCATGTAAACAAATCCAACCTCATAGCTCCTATTGGTTTTAAGAGTAGATACATCTCCGTCTTCGTAAAATAAAATGCTAGAAACATTAGTAAAGCCCCAATTGATTGTTTGGTTAGGATTTCCTGAAACAAGATAGATTAACGATATTGACTTTATGGTTATTGTCGTAGCTGTAGAATCTTGTATTGTAAATGTGGTATTTGAATCTAAATCCGAATTAGGTATTTCCGTAATAGTATAATTTGACAAAAATAAATTTGTCATATATTTTGTGATAAAAAATATAAAATCTTCATCATTCGCAAGTTCTGTAGCATTTTTAAAATCTTTTGTAAGCAAGTACGAAACAGTATTGTTATAGCTAATAGGAGGGGACTGACTATTCTCTAATTTGAAAAATAAAGTTATCTCGCTTCCGGATTTTAACTTGCTAGATCCAAAATTAATAACCAACAAATCATTTTGAAATTGATTAGTTCCTATTGAATAATCTAAATTACTACCTTCAAAGTTTTTAGAATTTAAACTTAGGCTATAATCAGGTTTAAATTTATTCCCATCAGCCAATGTCAAGTCATAACCCTCTACAAAATTTCCGAAAACCCCAATATTGCCAATTAAAGTTAATGCTTTTGCTTTGATCGGCACATTATCAAATGAACGATATAGCTCTCTTTCTGGCAAGGCAGAATATAGTTTGTTGTTTGAAAAAACAAAAGATTTACTCTGATCATCTCCCCATTTTTGATTTTCTTTATTAAAAGTCTCAACTAAATACAGGGCATTTGAGTTGCTTTCTTTCGCAATAACTTGAATATCAGTAACCCTTTTATCTCCGGTATTTATTGTAACATGTATGGCGTTAAAATAATTTAACATCCCGATGTTTTCTAAAGAGCCGTAGTCTAATTTAAAGTTATTTGGATAAAAGTTATAGCTAGAAAAAGAAGAAAGCGCAGAGTATTCTCCATCTAAATATTTATACCTATAAGAAAATGACAAGAATTTTTCTTCAATATTATTGCCTGCATTATCAATAAATGTAGGGATAGTTGTTGGGGCGTAACGTGGCGGTTTTTTAATTAAATAAATATCTTCTTTTTCAAATCCATTTTCATTCCATGTTTTTGCTCTTTCAATATTAAAACACAAAGGTTGCATATTGTCATCGGTCATTAAAAACAATTCTTTGTTTACATCTTCAGCGCTTAAAATTTGTATTCCAGTACAGAAATAATCCGCTTTTAAATTAAATACTCTAGCATTTTCGGGCCTCGTATCTTTTAAAACAAATGTGGATATGCTATTGGTAAAATCATATTCAATCAAAAAACAACCCGAATCTGACAACACTAACCAGTACACTCTGTTTCTCGAAGGATGTGAATACCCTCCCATATAGATCGGATTTGTGCCTAAATTTAAGTTAGTTAGCTTTTTATTGCTATAAGATTTTTTTACAGAACCCTCTTCTAAAGATTCGTTATTTAAAACAATTGCGTTATATGCTTCTCTATATTCACCATCTGGCAATAGCCTGTTGTCAACATCGAGTTGCATTCTTCCTTGATTATATGTTCTTCTAGTTATAGGCATTATATCGTCATTGAACGGGAGCGAAGTACTCTCGAAATTTGTAATAGGTTGAAATCGGCTCTTGCTAGTTTTGCTTGATGTAATGTAGTCTTGTATCGTTGCAACGCGCGTTGTTTCTCATTAGCTGGAACGTTCCTTTTTCTTTCTATACAAGAAAAGTAAATCCAATTCTCAATCGTATCTCTTAAATACTTGTGAACTGTAATTTCTTCTTCTGTGTATTCTGACTGCAACCCGTCAGAATTGTATTCCAAAACAATTTCTTTTCCAGACAATTCAGAACTAAACAATATTTTACCTCTTCTTTCGTCAATTGTAAACTCTCCGCTTTTACTCAATTTTGAAGTATTTAAAGTAGGCTGGTAGCCATCTAAAAAACTATATGTTTTATATGGTCTTTGGTAGCCATTCGAACTGTCAGCAGTTAAAATATTCCCTAAATCATCAAAAAGTAATTTGTAATTATCATCTTGTAAATATCCAGTCGCAATGTTTATATTTCGATTTACATCTAAAGGCATTAGTCTTAAACTATTCGTAGATTCGTCCTTAACTACAACCGATATCCTAACATAATCAATATAATCTTGAGGTAAAGGCCAAGACAAATCTGGCGGCACGGTAATTTCTATTGCTAAAATATCGTTTGAAGCCTGTCTTGAAACAGTTCTTATCGCTTGTTTGGCATAACTAATTATTCTTGATCTCTTTACATTTTTAATATAAGAATCGTCGTCTTCTGCCTCCAAAAGCATATTATTCACAATTGTATTTAAAGAAACGTATTGATATTTTCCTTGAACTTCATCAGTTTCGTAATAATCTTTTGGGGTGTACATATCCATGTCTATGATGCATTATCTTGGTTAAAATCTAAAGTTTCTTTTGAAGCAATCATTTGGGTCAATTCCTGTTCTTTAAGATTAATTCCAAAGCGTCTTAAAGTGCCTGTTATAACTCTGTTTTCTTCGCTAGGATGCAAGTCTATATCTTGAAAATCTGCCGCAGAAGGATTGAATAATTCAGTTCCACCAACAATTGTATAAGTCCAGTTAGGAACTTTAGGGTTTCTTAAATAGGAAACGCTAACACTACCTCTTATTGATGTTGGAGCAATTTTTACCTTATTTCCAACTCTTAATCCTATTGGGTTTGATGCGGAAGGAAGTGAATCTTCGTAATTCAGTAATAGCTTGAATTCTTTGGAATGTTTGCAAAATTCAACCTCATTGATATTTCTGTAAAACACACTATCAATATATCTCAAATCAGTAGGCAAAATGAAGTAGGGATGTTCATAGACTAAGCAGATATCTTCTACTAAAAAATGAAGTATTTTCTCTCTTATTCGATCTGGTAGGTTTTCTAAGCCGCCATTTATAAGCCCTCTGTTTTCTCGATTTAACATTCGGTTTACCTCATAAAAGTATCCTTCATAAATCTCATTGACAGTATCATACAAGGCAAGTCTTAAATCTGTTGGTTTTACATTACCTCTAATGTCTGAATTAGATAATGTTAGTAGTGTCTTATATACTCTGTCAATTGCTATCATTTGGCTGTTGTTTTATTAAAAAATGCCTTGCCATAAGTTGAGCAAGGCATTTTCATCTGGAAAAAGTCACTAAAAAACTAAAAATAGTGGTTATCTTTATTCAGCTAGCTTTTTGGCTAACCAAACTTCATCGTTTTTGTATCTAATCGGAGCGTCAGCTTTGAATTTTTTTGCATAATCTTCTTGAAGTTGTTCCAGTGTAGATTTGTCAGCAGAACCTTCTAATTTGCCCAATTCTCCTTCGTCCTCATCTTCGTCCTCATCTTCGTCTTCATCACTTTGACTTGCAGATGTATGAGTAACGGTAACAATTGGCTTTTTTGATTCTTCTAATTGCTTTTTCAATTCAGCAATTTCAGCATCTTTTTCGCTTAGTAATTTTTCAGCATCTAAATTCTTAGCCGCTTTTTTCTCTTTAGTAACCAATCTTGTATTGAACTCTTGAAGCAATACCTGCGCTTCTTTTGTTTCGTTTGTTAAGAAGTTGGTTAGTTTATCTAAACCATTCTCACCTTGAGCTACATGTAAAATTAAACCATCGTTGTCAGACCAAACAATAGCCGTGTGGGTAGGGTTTAATTTGATAATTTTAGAAACAAATGCTAATCCGGCAACGTATTTTGTTTCGTAATTTTCAGCACTCATAGCATCAATTATTACGCTTGGAGTTTTAATAGCAACTGCTTTTAATTCGGAAGCACATTGAGTAAATGATTTACCAAATGAACTCAATCCAAATATTGCCATTGAGATTGCTTTAACTTTTATCTCGTCAGATTCTTTGATAAGCTCTAATGCTTTTTCAATGTCCTCAAAGCCTGATAGCTTATCGGCAGCCTCTCCTTCTTCTGAATAGATAAAATACTTTTTGCCAAACCAAGGATGTGTTTTTAAGTAATTAATCAAAGCTACATTTGATTCATCTACAGATAAATCAGTTTCTCCTGTACTAGGATCAAATTCAAACAAAGGAACATCAGCTTGTTTTAAGTCTTTGTTTTTAGCATGAACATCTTCTACAAAACACGAATCTTCTCCAGGAAAATATCCAATGAATTTATTCCCTTTGTCTTCTTTTGGAGCCATTACGCTGTTTTGTGGTATTGACCATGTAGATGGTTTTTTTTCTTGTAAATCAAGTCTAAAAATAACTTTTGCCATAATATTTTTTTTAATTAATAATAAGCCCGAAAGGATTTATTCTTTCGGGCTATGTTTTTATTTATGCGTAAACTAACCCTTTTCTTCCAACGAAGTAAGAGTTCGCTCCTACAACTTGGTTTGTCATTTCACTCAAAATCTCCACAGAAGACTTGTCTTCACGTACTTGTTGTCCTAATACTCCGAAGAATTTAACTTGTCGTCTACGGTTAGTGATATTATTACTTCTGTATCTCATTGTTAAATAAGGACGAGCAACAATATTTCCTTGTTCAGTAACATTCATTGTTCCTGTTGGAACCATTAGGTACGCCAATGAAGTAGCGTCAAAATTGCTAGCGGCTAACAATGTAGGGTCGTCAAGTAATGCCCATGATGCAAAGTGGAATTGAACGCCATCAATAAATATTGATACGAAATCCAAACTTAAAGCCATGTCTTTACTGTTGTTAAAAGCTCCGTAGTTTGATCCATTAAGGAATCCGGCATTAACTCCGCCTGATAACTCTCTGAAATAACGCATTTGCATGTGATCACAATAAACAGTAAATTCTCTACAGTTACCTTGTTTTTTTGCTCTTAACGCCAAGTTAGATAATTGAACTGTTGTTGTAATATAATCGTTTGAAATATTACCTCTTTCTTCAACTTGCTGTACAACACCTTTCATACCTTGAGCAAATCCAGCAACTGTTGATGGAGCGTTATCTAAGGCGCGATTATGTAAAACCGCAGTTAATTCCGCTTTGTTATCAAACAAAGTTGCGTTTCTCTCCATTTCCAAGTTAAACCATTTAGGTCCTTCTGGAGTTTCAATCCATGTTTTGTGCGCTAAATCAGAATCAGAAGTTTCATAAAATTCTTTAATGATATGAGCGTGATTTTTATAGATTTTTGGAGACCATTTTTTGCCTTTATCAAAAGCAGAATCGCCTTTAGCGTGTCTGTTTGAGAAATCGCACAATACAGTTACGCTACTAGCGCTAAAAGTAAAGGCAGCCCCGTCAGATAATGCTGTAAAGACCAATGCGGAGGTAATTCCGCTAACAATAGCTTGATACTCTCTTGATCCGTCAGAAATTTTTACAACATCTTTTATTCTTAATTGATGCGCTTTTGTACAAGTAAACACGTTTCCTGTAGCTGTCGCAGTCAATGTGTTATGAAGTCTATTCATTTCAGAATGCTGAATGTAATCAGATTCAAAAGTTCCTTCTTTACCCATTGATGTTGCGCGGATAAATCCTAATATACTTCCTTTTCCATTTGCAAACATCATTTCAGGAATTAATTCCGGCTGAAATTGTTGCGCGTAATCGTAAAGATTTACGAAATTTTCTGGAGTAGCTCTAAGAGCACTATCCGGCTCGGTAATAATAGCCAAGCCACTTAAATTGTTGGTTTTTAAATCAAAAGCCATGGTGAATAATTTTTATATTAATAATTTCCTTTCATAGCGTCCGCTACAGACACCATTTTCACCCCTTCTTTAGCTTGTTTTTGTAAAGGATCTTGAGAGAAGTTTACGTTCCCTATTTCCTTTAATAGGCCCGTTGTTGTTTCAGCAATTGCCTTATTTAACAATGAACTTATTGCTTTTTCCCTGAATTTCGGATCAGACCATTGCATATCTTCTGCGAAGTTTTTATGGTTAAATCCATTTTCGGATCCATAACGAGACTGAATTACACCGTCTATATCAGAAACTAATGACACCATGCTCTGCCTGTCTTCCTCTGAATACTCGTAAGTAAAATTCAATTCTTTCTGGGTACCTTTATCATCAAAAGTGATTTTAAAATCAGAATCAGTAACACTGTTCACCGATTCTTTAGCTTTTAAAATTTCTTGTTGACGAGTATTTAATAATTTATCATATTCTGATTTTAACATTACCGCCCCATTGTCTAGCTTTACATACTCCTGTTCAGAATTTTCTTCTTTACCTTCTGTTTGTTTAGCTTCAATTGGTTTGCGATATTTTTCTTGCTCTGCCTTTTTATCGTCCAAAATTGACTTTGTAAACGATGCTAATTTAATTTTATCAGAAACACTCATTTCTTCTAAATCAATGCCTAATGATTCAGCAATGTATTCATCGACTTCGTCATCTGAAAAGTTTAATCCAGTTTCTTTTCTAACCTTTTCGCGGGCCAATTCAATTTTAGGTAAATTGTCTAAATCGGAATTTAGCGCTTCATATTCTTTTCTGGAACGCCTTGTTTCTTTTTTAAATTTTAAATAAGCCTTGTCGTCATCGTCCAATAAATCTTCATAAGGATCTACCTCTACTTTTTCAACAACTTTTTCTGGCTGTTTTTTTAAATCTTCAATAGAACTTACTTCAATACCGTTTTCTCTTAAATAAGCAAAGGCAACCTCTGAGTTATCTACAGGTTCTTTGTTTATATCGGAATCTTTATTTTCATTGGCTTCAAGATTTTTTTCATCTTGCAAATCAACGTTTGATTCTTTATTTTGATCTAGGTTATTTTCGTTGTTTAAATTCGATTCCATAGTTTTTAGTTATTTACCGTTACAAATATATAGAAATTATTTATAGTTTAACAAAATGCAATAGAAAAAATCTATTAAATGGTTTCAAACCAGTTGCTTTTATTTTCAAAGTCTATTGGTTCTTTGTTTTTACTCCTTTGATCAACTAACTCACTTTGTTGTGATGCTTGTATTTTTGTACGCTCATCTTTCCGGTTTTCTTTATATTCTTCTTTAGATAATGAAGACATTGAATCTATTTTTTTTAGATAAACGTCTTGCTCAAACTCTTTATCGGCATATGGAATTTCAAGTTCCTTTAACGCTTTTTGTTTCATAATCTCAATTTGTGCTAATTGACTTTCATATTTTAAATCAATTTGTCGTTTGCCTTGATAGGCTATTGATTCTGCTTGAATTTTTGATTGAGCAGCCGCAGAATCATTTTGACTTTTGTTTTGAGCCAGCATCATTTGTTCTTCTTGGCGCTGTTTAATTCGTTTACGTCTATGATACATTAAGTATTCAATTGCTTTTTTAATATTTACTTTAGCTAATTGTCTTGTTTGAAAAACAATTTCTACATCAACATTCTGCTCTTGAATAGCTAGATTTAAAATATCATTGAAATTTTTAATTTCCTCAGCAGTAGGCATCATTTCAAAAGTGAATCCAAATTCATGAAGATTTCTATCTTTTAAAATTTCCATAGCATCAAGCATTTGCTTGCCGACTACGTTCTCATATACTTCTCGGATTTTTTTAGCTTCTTTGTAGCTAAATATCGTATGTAGTCTAGTGGATATTACCTCTGATATTTTTTTCTTAAATGACACAGAAGTTTCTACAATGTTTCTGGTAACTGTATTGCTAGCTAATTGAGCCATTTGATTGATACCTACAAGAGCATCGGCTGGCATAGATCCGTCACGCGCCGGATTGACACCGGTATTTTCTCTAATTAAATTATAATAGTGAGCCCAAACATTTAAAAGTATTGTTAGTGCGGAACCCTGCTGACTTGGCATTGGTCTAGCCGCATAGCTGTCTTTAATACCATCTTCCCCCATGTTTATTCTCTTTTTGAAAATAACTCCTTTAGTTCCCATTAGGGTTAGTGCGGTCTCCCAAGTTTCTCTTTTTACACCTCCTTTGCTATCATCTAATTCAGCGAGTTGATCTAAGTCTATTTCTTTAAGGTCTGGAGTTAGTTCGTTAACCAAGTGCTGTATTTTTAAAGATATTTTCTGAAGCTGTCTTGCTGGGGCTTTGATGTTTTCTGCAAAAGATCGCAATCTATTTTCATAAATATCATGTGCCATCGTCACAAATGGTGACATAGCCTTATTCATTATATCATCATAATTATTCTCACACTCTTTATAACCATAAATAAACTTTGTGCCAACTATATAATTACCTTCTAGCCAAGTGTCAAAAACACCCGTTTCAGAACTTACATCTTTTCTTTCGGGAGCAATATAGTTATCGTCTTTGCGACTTACTTTAATTGTTTTACCGTTTCGAATCTTCTTTTTGTAAACAATTCTTTTACTTGTTTTGTAAGCAAATCGTAAAACGTCAATTCTATAGTCTAGAATATCGTCTAAACCACAAGCTTCATAGTCTTTTATTGCTTTTGTTGAATTAACGCTAGAGTATGATTTAGCAATTTTTCTTAATGTATCGTCATCAAAATCACTTTCTCTCCTTATATCTGACAATGTAACCGTATCAACATAGCCTTCGTAATATTTATCAGCAAAATCATTTCGCATCACCTTACTATGGATATAATTTTCTGGATCAACATAAGCTAATTTCACACCGTCATTTTTGTCTGTATAAATTCTGCCAACTATTAATCCAACGTCAACTAAATCTTTATTATACTGACCTGATAAAAATTGCCATTCATTTGTATTTAAAACATAATCGATCAATATTTCTTCTGCAATTTCAATCTTTGGACGATCTTTAATTTCCATATACAATTTCATTTCTTCTTCGTCTTCAGGAATGAAAGTTTTTGGCATTAAATCAATCCCTAATTGTTCTTTTGCCTTTTCAAGCATAGGTCTTGACTTCATGTATTTTAAGTAATAATCTTGCTTTTCTGTTTTTTTTAAAGCAGCAATTTTATCGGTTGCTCTAACGTCTAGTTTATAATTTCCATCATCAAGGCCATTTGAAACAATTCTGCAAAACTTCTCTGCCCAATTAATATTGGTCCAGTCTAAATTTATGAAATCAAGGTCATTATCTCCTTTAGCCATTTGATTTTTAAAGTAATCTAAATCATGCTCTCCACGTACAAATAGTCGTTGTTTTCTAACGTAATCTCTACGCGAAAGAAATTCACATCCACTTTTAATAAGCCCTCCGTCAAACCAATCTGCAGAAATCATTTCGGCCACAGCTAATCCGTATTCCGACGATGTTTTTTCTTCTATTGATGCTAGTGGATCTGGTAACTTTACTAATTTTTTTCTTTGTGTTTCCATGGTTTAAACTGCTTTTGAAATTAAGCCTTTGTTATTGAATTTTTTGAATGGGATTCTCATTGGTTTTGGTTTTTCGGTCTCTTGAACTATCCTGCTTTGGTTTCCCAATATCGAAAGACTAGAACTAATGTAAGCGTCGTATTTTGTTCTCTTTTGAGGATCTACTTCTTTCCATTGGATTAGAGTTCTGTTAAAATACATTTCTCCAATTTCCCCGATTGGCCTGTTTGAAGTGTCCCTAGCAACTCCTACATGGTCAGCTATGTATGCCTCAACTGCATAATATTGCTGGTCGCCAATTTTTGCGTCTTGTGGAGGAACTCCTCCAAATGTTTTTTCAGAATCGCTCAAGTCATCCCATTTTTTAAATGGGTTATTTTTAACAAAATGTCGGTACTTTCTATCTATTAAATACTGCGAAAATTTTTCAGAAGATAACTCTGGAAGTATAGGCATTGATAAATATACCATTGCCATAATTACATCTTCATAGAATAATTCAACCTTAGATGGCCGATCAATGTATTCTAAAATAAAAGCGTTATTGGGAAATGGACCTGTATTGAATTTTGTTGAAAAATGTATTGACCCCTGAGACCCTCTATTATCTACTGTTTTACTTCTATTGTATGGGTCAACTCCTCCGCAGCCAATATGTTCGTTCTTAGGCGCCCATGCTAGAACTCCTCGAATATTTTTCATTTCTTTTTGATTTCTATATTCAATAGGAGGGTGGGAGTCCTTACGAATCCAGAATCGGCCTTTTTCTGTGTTTGGCTCCCAAATAACTTCTGTATCTTGAAGCCCGTCTTTCCAACGAAAATTACCTCTTTCTACTTTATCATTACCATACTCTGAGTCTTCAAGCTCAAATTCATTATGGTCTATTTGCTCCAATAGCTTCATTAAGTCAAAAGCACATTCATCAGCAGATTCACGAAACGCATCACGCTCTGTATCCGGAAACTGACGTAATTGCTCATTATATTTTGCGGGATCATCTTTTAAGGCGTCTAATTCAGCTTTTAGGTATGACGAAGCGCCTTGTTTAATAAAGTCTCCAATATCTGATTTTATTGGCTCTGTTGGCTCATCAACAATTGAAAAACCATATTCATCGTAAAATCCTTCTAGACCAAACTTTGCCGGAATAAAAATTCTATATAAACCGGATTTTGTTTGTCCATTATCGTTTCTTTTTGATAGATCAGATTGGTCCCAAATGGTTTTATATTCTCGACCTCCTTTGTCAAGATCATTTACTGTTGAAATTACAAAAGACTTACCTGTAATTCTTCTACCGACTCTATGTGAAGTTTTTACAATATACCAATAGTCATCAAATGGAACTTCTTTTGGGTATTTAGCACTCTCATCCAAAATTGAACGGAAGATTTTATCACCGTCCATTGCGTTAATCTCGGTATTGTGCCAAACAATTTCTGTTTCAAGAGCTTCTTCTTCAATTACCGATTCGCCTTTTTTACGTTTACGACTTGGTTTTGCAAATATTAACTCAGTTTTTGGAGTAGTATTCCCATCTGTCTCTGGAATAAAAAATGGAGGCAACCTCTTGAAAGCACGAACTAAACGATTAAAAATCTTCTTAGCATCTTTACCTTTCTTTGAGACTATTCCTAAAAGTTTATTTGAAGTGATGGTTCCTGATTCAAGTAATTCAAAAATACCAAGCATAGTCGCTCCAAAACGACGGTTTTTTACATACTGCATCCCGTAACACCTATCGTCTGCCTTACATGCTTCCCAAAAAATCATTAATTCATTTTGAATAATTCTGAACTTTGGATATTGGTGTTCTTCTCTAATCCATTGCAAGCCATAATAATATGTTCCTGGAATCCAGACTGCTTTCCCTTTTATATAGACCCAAGTACCTTCATATCTTCTTTTGTGGCACTCGTCAATGTAGTTTTCAAATTTTGAGTAGTGCCAATTATGCTCTCCTAAATCACTGGGTATTTCTTCGCGTTTCCATTTTTGATTTTGGGTTGTTTTATCCCAATTTAAAATTTGTTTATGTTCTGGTTTTTCAGGAAATCCAATGTTTAGTCCGCATACATTGTATATTTCGCCAAGCGTACCATCACGAGAAATTATGACTGTATCAATTTGTTCATTATAACCATATTTCCATTGACGTGTTTTATTCATCCCTTTTAGAATGTTTTCGTCAACTTGGTTTTCTACTATATGGCCGAGGTAAAAGATCATTATTCTTTTCTAATGTGTTTGTTATTTGGATTTGAAGAATCTTCTTCTGGCTGTCCGTCATTTTCTTGAACTCCTTTTTCAATATCGATTAAGTTTTTCTCTAGTTTCTCTATTTTATCTAGTAAACTATCTACTTCATCTAATGATGTTTTTCTTTTTTTAATTGCATTAAGAAGCGCTTCTTCTTTTTGTTTTTCATTATATTCAGCAGCATCAATTACTTCTTGAAGTAAGTCAACATTTGTAACTTCAAAAGTTTTAGCAATCAAATCTTTATACTTTTCAATTAACTTGACAGTAATATTTTTTCTGTAGTCTCTTGTAGCTTTACTATCGCTCATATTATTGAATTTTAGCTAAAACATGTCGGTTTTTAATCCAGCTATATTCAACTCCTTCGATCCAAAAAGGAACGCCATATCCTTCTTCTACAAAAACCAAATCGCCATCTTTTATATTCTCTTTACTTAATCGCTCGGTTGCATGTAAGATTCTGGCACGATTTTTTGAGGTAGCTATAGTTTTAGCTTCCAATACGATTAAGTCAGATTTTATTTCATCCGCTTCTTCTTTTTCAAATTGGATTAATATGTTTTCAGAATTTGCTTTCCATTGCGAATTTTCATTTTCTCTAAATAAAACAATCATTCCTTCTTCTATTCTATACAGACCTTTGTTTTTGTCAATTGTAAACGGAGTTTCTTGAACCCCGGTAACCACAAACTCTGCCTCATATAAAATTGTTGGATCAATCATCACTTGAAACCCTTTTTTGATTGGGGTCTTACCTTCTAGGGTAAAAGGGATTTCTTCAACTACTGCAATTCGATTCGACAATCTATCTTGCGAAAATCTTGAATCAGCATGTAGTTCAAGTCCGCTTTCTGTTTTGAATGTCTTTGCGTAGATGAAATCTACTTTTATAATAAAATCATTATAACCTTTCATATAAAACACATATTAATTCATAAAAGTACATAAAAAACACACATGAAAAATCAAAAATAAACTACCTCTTAAAATTAAATATCGACACATCGTATTCACCCAACAAATAATCTTGATTTCCAATTCTTTGATATGATCCTCTAATTATATTCCCTTTTTTATTTTGCAAACTAAGATTCAATTTCCAAGTTGCTTGATTCAAGTCTTTATTGATTCCAAAACCACCGCCCATCAGAACACGTAATACTGTTTCTTTTTGCTTCACGGGAACCTCGATAGCTTTAGACTTAATCTTATAACTAGGAGTAATTTCTTTGACTTGTCCTTGAACCACTCCTTCCATATATAGCTCTAGGTATTCGTCCTCGTATTTGGTTGAAAAGTTATTTAACTGAGCCACCTGCTCAAATAGCAACTGCTTTTTCAACGAATCTCTTTCTTGCACAAAAGCCAATTTTAATTTTTCATTTTCGGTAGCGTATTGCTTTAGCCTTTCATTCTCAGCTACTAATTGCTGATTGATTGGATTTTCAACTTTGACAATTTTTGACTTGTCATTTTTTGGCAACTTTATCAATTCGTGATCAGGCTTTTTAGGTTCAAAAACCCCTTGCACCTCTGGAACCGTTACTTCAACCTTTGCAATTTGCGGTTCAGGATTTGAACTTGTGCATCCTTTTAGCCAAAGGAACGCGAATACTATCGCAGTAATTATTGAAAATACCTTTACCCAGTCGATTTGTTTTGCTTGTGTATTCATTTTTTAAAAGAATTTAGATTTTGAAATAAAAGTACTTGCTAGGTTGTGGCTAATTATATCAGGTATTCCAATTACGTTTACTCCAATTTGAAAGTAAATCATTGTGATTAATTTTTTCATGATCTATTTTTGATTTCGGCATTTGCCAGTTTAACATCATATTTTTTTTTCCAATACAAAGGACCGTTGTATAGGTAGGCAACTGTTTTCCAATCCTTAGCTAAAACAGCTTTAAAAAGCCGTTTATCTGTTTGTATGAACTTTAACCCCAACCATAACTGATTTGCTTCGGACTTCTTTGCAAAATCCCACATAGCATCAACTGACTTGAATCCTAAACGCTTCCAATGTAGCCCCATAACCTGCATACGTCCAATAGAAGTGCTTTCCATTGCTTTCTGCGGATTTTTAGCAAATGCTTTATTAAAAGCAAGCCACTCTTTAGTTTGATTATCCACACCATTTTGAATTAAAACTTTTGCTAATTTTTTGAACCAACTCGGCTCGAATTGAATCTTAATTTTTCCTGTAGCTGGATCAAATCCCTCTCCGCTGCTTTCAACTTCATCAATAGCCTTAATAGATGATATTGGGAGTCCAAAATCCAGCGCTAGTAACTGATAATTTTCTTTTGATATCATAGTTTAAAAATAAATTTTATAAAAGCCCATAACCCAGTAAATACAGCACCGCCAAAGAAAGCAGCGCTCGAAAATTTAGCCACGTAGACTTTCTCTCTGATTAATAAATTTTCTAAATCAGCATCGATGCGATTTACTTTTTCAACCAGTCCTTCTTGTTTAGTTTTAGGGTCTGATTCTAGGTAGTAGAGAATCCTATCTACCTTTTGGGTTAGGTCTTTGATTTGGTCCATAATGCTAATATTAAGAAGTTTTTTCAACTGGCTTTGGGTTCCATAAATACCCACAGATAATCACCCCAGAAAGGTGTATCAATTTGATGGTCCCATCTGAAAGCCCTGAGTTAGCAAGAATTTCAAATGCATTATCTACGTATACTGTTGCCAATAAACCTATCAATGCCCAGTGCTTTGCTACTAATTTTTTAAGTGTTTTCATGTATTTTTTATTTTTAAAAATTAATAATTCAATTAAGGTTATCGCGATAGTTAAAAAATCATTCCAAGACCAGTCTGTATATCCAAAATACCTATCGATAAAGTTGTTTATTAGTACGTTTTTTATTACTACGTATAAAGTGTTGCCTATTATTGATTTTACCCCATCTCTTAACGCTATAATCGATATTAAAAAAGCAAGTCGATAAAGGTCTAAAGCCAATTCATAAGCATTTATATTATATTGATAGTATGCAAAATCACTAATGTTTTTAACTAATAGAAAAATTAAAAAACTTGATGATAATAAAACTACGTTACTTAATTGGCCCTTTAGGTGCTGGACCAGAAGGGTTGGGAATTGCTTTAGCTTGTACATCTTGTTTAAAATTTGGATTCGCTCTAATCTCTTCGCAGTCTATTCCCTCCATATCCTCATCGGCAGGTTTTGGGATTGCGAATTTTCCGTCGTCCGTTTCTTTTGGTTCCAGACCAGAACTATCTTTGCCTTTTTCTTTCAGTCTACTTCCAATAAAAATTGAAGCTATCACTGCTGTAGTTAAAATTGTGTAAATTAAAAATTCATGCATGGTAATTAAATTTGTGGCATTCGCCGATTAATATTTATTCAAAAAGAGTATCATTTAACGTTCTTTTTTCGTGGCTCCAAGTCGTGTCCGCAATGCTATTCATGTCGTTTTGCGATATATTCGCAGTAGCCTTAGACCATAGCGCCGCATGTACATCAATACCATTGGCATTGCGCACCATAACCTGATTGCCAGCTACTCCGCTAGCATCTTCAATGTATAGCGGTAGTGTGATGTATAGCGATGGCGTATTGGTGTTATTTAGATTAGATTTTGCTCTTCCTTTAAAAAATGCCGAATACACTCTAAAACCACCATCAATAAGCTGAACGCTTCCAACAGTATTAGCAAGCAATGAAAGCGCTGCAAAATTCCCACCATTCGATACGATAAAATAGTGCATTGCATTCAACACTTCGGCAGGTGTATAGTTCGCCAAATCAGTGTCTACTTCAACATACAACAATGAATTATCTACAATAGACGAAAAATATCCAGCTACTGTGTTTCTAGTGGTGGCATCCAAAGCTGTGTCGACCAAAGTCTCTGGAATGTGTGTAATTACTAGGCTCGAAGCTGTAGCCGATGTATTGGTGATTTTTGATTGGTAGCCGTAGGCTTGGCTATATACACGCAGGCTTCCTCCTACAGGCATATAGACTGTCTTTGATTGAATTAGGCTTTGGAATCCTGTGTCCTCTACAATATTTCCAGCTCCATTGTATACCCAAATCTGCGTTGAAAATAGATTGTTACCCGCATCCGTAATCGTGATAGGATATTGTGCCACAACACGCGTACCTGTGTTTACACTTGAGTTAACGAGATTCAGCTTCACGTTTCCAGTTCCTGCGTTGCTAACTGTTCCTGAAATAGTACAATTGGTCAATGTAACTACTATATCGGTGTTGGTATTGTAGACTAGATTGCCGCCAATGACTACATTAGATAAGTTAGTTGGCGTTGCTTGACTTATGTTACCACTTATGGTTAGGTTAGCAAGAGTGCCGTTGGCGGTTGCAGTTCCAGTCGAAGCAATAGAAGTAAGCTTAGTTCCTGCTGTTAGTTTCTCAACCCCTGTTACCGGAATAGAACCAAAACCCATCTCTTTTCCGTTTGCCGAAAAAGGATTAACAACCGACATATTAGCTTCAAGGTAGGCTTTTGTAATATCCCAACATCTATCAATAGTCATTGCTGCATTGATAGTCATCGCCGTGATTGCATTCGCAACAACTGTGAATGTTATATCTGAAAGGTTCGCCGACTGGTCAGTTGTATAATATGGGTCTGTACTCATAAACTGTGTCAGCTCCACCCCATTGATAGTCATGTCTGCTGTATATGTTGCTTCTACTAAGTCTTTTCTTCTGAATAAAAACGATTTTGCCGTATAGTTCTTGGCGTTTTGTAATGGTATATACGAACCACCACCAACTCTATTTCCATAGTATATAAGCATTTGTTTGTTTACCACTCCAGAAACCATTGTATCAAGAGAGGCTTGAGAGTTATCAGATGTGTTGACTGTTCTAATTTTCACGCCAGAAAGTAGACTAGAACCTTGTTTTGCGGTAATGTTGACAAGCCGTGTAAAATAACCCGAGAAGCCGTCAAAATAAGCCTTAATTTGCGTTGCGAAATTAAATCCAACAGGTACAACTAAATCCTCAAAGAACTGAAAGCTATCACTACCAATAAAACCTATACCTCTTGAATTATCTGAAGGTATATCGGGTGTATATTTCGATAATGCTCTGTATGATTTCGTTGTGGCAGACCCTGCAATAGTACCATTTGCCGTGGCAGTTATCACATCACCTATTGAAGGTATAACGGTAAGTGTGTTGAATAGTGTTTGCCAGTTTGCAAGAGTGGCAGTGCCAAGCGATGCTACTATATACTTTGTACCTGACATAACAGTACTACTTGCAGATGCCGTTGCAACACCGATTTTATTGTCAACAAAGTTGCCTTCATAAAGCCCTGAATGTGTCAAGCCTATGAGGTTCGTTGGGTTTACAGTTAGATTTGTACGTATGGCAGATATATTACTCTTGGTAATGAGAGGCGCGTCTATTAACTGATTTTCGGCATAGGTTAACAAGCAGTTGTTTATACTTCCGGTCATCGTTTGAGACGTAAATAACACCCCTTTATTCGCCCCTACAGGAGAAGCAAATCTATTGTTATTCCAGTTTACAACCCCAGTTGTGCCTATAAGGACATTAGTTCCACCAGCTGCAAGCCCAGAACCTGTATATATAACCGTGAATCCGATGTTATTTTTTTGGTTTAGCGCAGAACCGCTAATCCAGTCACAGCCAGTTCCAGCATAGACAAGTCCCGAGGCGCAATAATATGACCAGTTATCATCAAGGTATGCAGCAGAAATAGTAATTCCAACTTCAAGCCAGATATTATTACTTCCTTGAATATATGCAAGTGGAGCCCAGTTAGCAGAGCTAAAAGCACCTGCAACAGTAACCACAGTTGTGCAGCGATAGAGAGCAAGCCCGAGACCACCACCAGCATTGTATTTCATTATAGCACCAACGGCGTATGTTGAGCCTGTCGAAAAAGCCGTAGCATCATTGATGATGTTGTTAGGCGTCAGTCTTGAGCCTGATGTGCCTCCTGTGAGTGTAAGTGTGTTAGAAGCGTATGATATTGCCATCTTACAATATTATTTTTTTGGTTGCCGTAAGCCCCGTTAGTAATCCGTTATTGAATGTAGTATAGAAACTATCTTCGCTTTTATCGTTTGCAATGAATCGATAGCGAATACCTCCACCTGGATAGGTGTATTTTGCCACTCTACCCGTAGCAATGTCTGGCAGTTTTTCAATCGACAAAAAGCCTGAAACTAGCGTAAACCAGTTTTCTTTATTGGCTTTTTTGTCAATAGAAATTGCCATTGCTTTCATTAAAGAAGCGATGTGACTGATAACCGACGATATTCTAGTTTCTAAACTCATTTCAGCTTAAATAAGCAGTGTTAAAATCAGCTACAAAGTCTCTATCTGTATTACCAATGTTGGTAGCCAAAGTGGCTAAATCAGTTGCCGATGCAGCGCCAATGTTTGTTCTGGCCTGTGCTTTTTGCACGTCCGTGAAAGACTGTGCCAATGCAACCGAAACTAAACCAGTATCGGTTTGTGCCAAAGCCACAATCTTATCGGCTAATTCTTTTAGCGTATCAGCATCAGAACTAGCTCCATTTATCAAATTAGCCACTGCCGTAGTAATTAACGAAGTGATTTTGGTAGAACTATATGTTTTGTTTAAGGCTGGAGTGGCATCATCAATTACCGAGCTTGGCGCTGGCAAAGCGTTGATATTCGACTTCAACTCATTTAGAGCTGCAACAATGTTTGTTTTATCAATAGTCGATAAATTAGCTATGTTGCCAATCTTTGCATTTACTGCTTTAATAGTGTTAGCCGCTTGAACTGCTAAGGCTACTATTCTTTCTTCATGTGTCATAATTCCTAAGTATTAAGTGCTATTAAAAAATCTTGTGCAAAATCACGCTCATAGTTTCCTAGAATGGATAGATCAGCATTTTTGCCAGGCAACCCTTGTTTACCTAATGTTGACATTTCCACTACGATATCCACTTTATTAGAAGATACTACTACTTCGAACTGCTTAGGATTAGAAGTAAGCTGAACGTCTATTTTTTTAATGGTTTGATTGATTACTACTTCCATTTTTCTTAATCTGTTATGTTCCAAAAAATCTTTGGAAAAGGGTAATTTGTGCCGTCAGGATAATAAATCTTGATTTCAAACGTATAGTCATAAGCCGGAAGATTGATTATACGTGGCAGAAAACTAATAATGTTAGTTGCTGTCGGATGTTCAGTATCGCCCATCACGATAGCACCATTATCCGTTGACATTTCCAAAGCTGTCGAGCCTAGGCGACCTTTAATTAGCTTACCTACCGCTTCAATAGCGCTTACATCCATAGGCGTCTTAACATTGCCTTCTTCTTTATTTGAAAAAGCCAACGATATACCATCCCAAGTAGTTCCTTTCTTATGGTCCGGAAGTCTTAATTCATCGTTTCCGCAAATCATTTTACTTTGCTTTTAAAAGTTCGACCTCAGTTTCTAAAGCACTAATTTTTTGATTCAATTCTTTTATTGCATTAATTAAAATATATGTAATTGCATGAGAATTAAAATTATAAAGCACAGTATCTGAAGTGTCTGTTGTATTCAATTTAGCCGAAAACGTAGATACTCCTTCAGGGACTATGTTTTGAACTTCTTGAGCAATCACGCCGATGTTTCCTTTTATTTTGGAAAAACCAGCCTTACCGTTATAATCATACGTTACCGGTCTTATAGAAAGAATAGCACTCAAGCCTTTCGTGTAATTTTGGATATTTTCCTTTAAACGGGAATCTGATGCAATTGTCCATGTATTAGTGGAAGGTTTAGCGGCAGAATCTAGTTGGAGTTGAAATAAATAGCTTGGGATAAATACACCGGTTTCAGACGAAGATATTCCAACCCCAACACTAGCGTCCCATATATGTCCTCTTTCCAACATTTTCGAACTTGTAAACCTTGGTACTGCGTAGGTAGAGTTATGGGTATATTTTGATAAAACTAATTCACCGACAGTTTCACCAATATTTGGAACAACCAATGTTTTATAGTCTTGGATATCCCCATAGTACAAATTAATTTGTTTAGTTACTGAACTACCAAATGATAGCGTATTAGTCTGTGTAGATATGGTAGTAGCTCCCTCAGAATAAATTGGTAAGTAAGAACTTCCAACAATTGATAGTTGACTATTAAACACACCGCTAGAATAAGGAGTCGTGGTTCCATTAGCTAAAAGATAATTTGTACCACCAGAAGCTACTTTAAAACCACTCGCGGTTATGTTTCCTGTAAAAGTTGGAGAAGCTATTGGCGCTTTCAAATTCAAAGCGGATTGTGTTGCTGTTGAAATAGGTTTGTTCAAATCTGAAGTGTTATCTACATTACTTAAGCCTACATCTGATTTACTAACGACAGTACTACCTATTCTAATATCAATACTTCCGGCAGTTCCAACAGCCGTTACAACGCCTAAACTAATACCATAACTAGGAGAAGAAGGCTTTGTAGCCGTAACAGTGCCTGCTGTAGCATCCGACAAATAAAGAATTGAGTTTTCAAAAAAACTAGCCGTATTGAAGCCTGTAAATGTACCTGATGTAACTACATTTCCATCAGTATTATTAGGAATATCATTTTCTACAATACCAAGTGTAGTCTCGCTCATGAACTTAACCGATGCAAGTGCCTTAGCTACTAATAATTTACCCCCTGACACTCCGCTTTGGTACACCACCGTTCCTTTAGTTAAAGTTGAGCCTGTTTGGTTGCGAACTATTTTGGTGGTTTTTATCGATTGGGAAATCGTAGTTTTATCTACATACCCAACCTCACCAGTTGTAGCATCTTGAACCATTACACGTGTAGCAGCCGTTTTTTCAGGATTTGCTGATATTTTAAGTTTTGTAACCCCTGTTGTCTGAGCGAAAGAAATTGCTGTGAATAGCAATAATAAAAAGTACTTTTTCATGTTTGTATAATTAAGTTTAAGTTCCTATTTCTGTAAATTGTAAAACCGTATAATTTGCCCTGTCACTTCGGTTTCCTCCATTCCAAATTGCCTTATCCCAATAAACTCCTGTATTTGTATCTGAATCCCAAGTTCCCCAACCCTCTACAAAATCACCTGGTTGATCCGTTCCTGTAGTATTGCCTCCTCCACGAGCGATAATTCGAAGCTCCATGAATGAAATTGGAGTAGGTGTTAAATTATTCGATATAAATTCTAGTCCTAATAAATACTTCGTCTTGTCTATAAAATTTCCATTTGATAAATAATTATTTAAAGCAATATCAATACTAAAAGTTCTGCCGTTTTCTGATAACAAAAAATTTGAAGGGGTGATAAATACGAAGTTATCTTTGTTTTGAAAATTCGTAAGTTTAAAAAGGAATTGTCCGCTATTTATAATTGTTTGTATGTATATCCCTATCTCAAAACCGTAAGAATCTTTATAGCTGAAAACTAATTTTTTAGCTTGTTGAAAATTAGTAGTTATATTACCGTTAATATCATTTGCATAAAAATATCCAAATCGATTTTCAATAGATTGGTTGTGTTGTGATATAAATAAAAATGCATTATACCCTAAGAAATTATTAAAAAGCGAGAATATGCCTCCTAGTGCAAATGTTTTTGTTTTCTTGCCCGGCGAATTGCTATCGGTCCCTATCAAAAAATCTTCCATTGACAGGCTATCATCTTGACCAAATATCTCTTTATTACTTATTTGTGGCATGATTAATCATTTGACTACAAATATAATAGATTTTATTTATTACTTTTGTAATTACAATAAGAAAAATTTATAATGAAGTATAGAGATAATCGAAAGAACGCAAATAGATCTACTAACAAAATCCCTTTGTACACTTTGGAGCTTTTACATGAAATGGGAATTTTTGTAAAACCACAATACGCAAAGAAACCTAAGTATGTTTTTTGCAATCAAGGTTATGACTTCCTTGAGAATTTTTTTATTGTTAGGCATTATGTGTGCACTAAAAATAAAATATCGCTTAGGGTTTTAGAAATGCTATTAAAACTTTACCCAATGAACTATTTTACATACCATGATTACTATGAATTACCTAAGAATTTTCAGTTAGTTAGGGCTGATTTTTTAATAAAAAAGGGGCTTATGGTTGAAATTAAAGAAAAGCATAAAGATAGACCTGAGAGTATTTTTAAATTAACTACTTCAGCAGGAGCCATTGTTAGAGATTTTTATAAATACCTATCTGGAGAGAAACCAATTCCGGAAGAAAGAAACAAAAATTACATGGCCAGAAAGGATGCTAGCGAAATAGACAAGCTCCGTTTAGAGTTCATTAAAAAAATGAACAAAACAGAGCCTTCTGATTCTAAAAAAGAATTATTTATGTAACATTAGTTTAGTATTCCTAATCTTTCACTGTACCTAGCTATTTCAAATTCATAAAGGGTATAAATCCCATTATCACCTCTAACTTGGTACATTATTCCTTGACAATCAACAACTATTGCAATAACTATATGCAGTAATTTATCAGGATCGGCTTTTCGAATTACTTCTTCTTTAATTTTGAAGTTTATAGAAATAATCAGCTTTTCCATTCTAAACGTTAAAATCAAGCTCGCTCCCTTCTCTTAGAAGAAGATAAATTTTTCCATTATATTCAATCGGGACTCCAGGAACATATTTCATTTTTTGAACTACATCACCAACTTTAGTGTATTTTACTTTTGGACCAATCAAAATTACTTTAAATTGATTTTCGTTTTTTGGCTTATTACTAAGAATAATTCCTGAATCAGTTTTATTATCTTCTTTAGCAATTGGCTCTACTAATATTCTATCTGATAGCGGTATCATTAGTTTTTGTTTTTATTAATATCAAAAGTTTTATTCGAATATATTTGTATTTGATCTATCCTTACTGTTATAATATCTCCACCATCACAGAGAACAACTGTCCATAAATCGTTCTCAAAAGTACCACCTGAAACGGCATAAATAGCCATAGCTTCTTTATTGGTTTCTTTTATAATAACCGGAATTGGATTTTTAAATTCTAACATATTCTGCATTCCATTTAGTTACATTCGCTTTATACTTTGGAGGATTTTCTTTGTCAAAAGCGTTTACAAAATTAAGATTATGCCATCGTAAATAATTGTTTGGATAAGCAGCATAAAATCCATTATCGAGCTTGATAATATGAAAGCATTTACTATCGGTATCATCTGCATAACCACCTCCAAAATCATCAATTGTAAATAAGTATTCTCCTTTAACCCATTCTTTATTTCGATTGTAGCACTCTACGATATAGCCTTGTAAATAACTAAATACAATTGACTCTCCTAACTCTCCCTGCATATTCCAATATTGCAATAATGAAAGCAATTCTTTTTCATCTTTACATGGCTTTTCGAATTCTTCTTTATGAACAAATGCATGTATTGGTAACGACCAAAAAACAGCCCCATTTTCAAGCTGACAATGAAATAGTAGTGGGCTATTTAATTGAATTTTAGCTCCAAAAATATAGCAAGGGGTTAGTTCCTTGTTTTTAAAATCTTGAAACAAAAAAGCATTTCTAACAAATCCTTCTTGATATGGGATATTTATATTACTTGTTTTCATTACATTTTTTACAATCCTTGCATTGTCCAGTTTCGCACTTTGTTTTTACAATAGGGGAGTAGCCATCTTTTTCATTCCATACCATAACTACGCCACCAAAAACAGTGTATGCTTTTTTATCCTCATGGTATTGGAATTTCGATACGTAGGCAATGCTAACATTTATTACCATTTGCAGACATGTTATTTCTTTAGCATTTTTAAAATGGCTTGTAACTTGTTTAAGTGATGGTTTTTTCATGGTTTTAATGTGATAAGTACAAAATCTCCTTGTTTTTTTATTTTGTAACAACTTTCATTATGTTCTATAGACAGTCTATCTAAAAGTCTATCTACAAAATTTCTTTGCGCGTAATTTCCTAGAGCTGAATCTGGGTCTAATAAATCGGATTTATCATTATGAAATGAACATAGATAAAGCTCTCTTTTTTGAAATAAAGTTTGAACTGCCTGATCTATTAATCTTGTTGTTTTACCTGATCTTCTCATTTTGATTTATTTTTTAAGTTATTGGGCTATTTTAATGGTGAATTCTACTCTGGGATTCTCTTTATCAATAAATTTTCTAGCATAGATTAACGAACAATTATTATCATTCTTAATCACTTTTGCTTTTTGCAAACAATCTAAAATTACTTTAAATGAATTATCAATGTCAGATCGTTTAGAAGGGTAAAATACATCGATATAAATTTCAAACGGCACTTCAATCATTTTATCTCTAGCTGGTCCAATTTGCCAAAAAAATGATTCTTCATATTTTTTTAGCGCTGGGGTTTTAGCTAAAGAACCATGTCCGTTCAAAGTAATTATTCTATAGCAATTACTCTTTGATGGAACCGTGCCAATTATTTTACATTTAATCTCACTCATTAGTAAGTCCTTTTTTCAAAAGTAAAACCTCTTTTATTTTGGAAAATATCATTCACATCAATATCATACCAATACAGTAAATATTTAGGTTTTTCAACTCCGTTTTTATAAACCACAAAGCCTCTTAATGGTCTACAATATTCGTGAAACGATTGTCTTATCATATTAATATTTTTCTAATACTACGACTCCTTTAGAAATACTCTCATCATCCATCATCGCTATTGATTTAACAATATAACCTTGCCTTACTTTTTCTGTAGTAAACTTCAGTATATCATTTTCAAGTCCATACATTGTTCGAAAAGACTTTACAATAGTAACTTTTGGCGTCACTGGTTTAACATTCATTATAGTAACCGTTGTAGCTGAAATCAAAGCAGTAAATAAAATTCCTGCTATAAAATAAATTGTGTTTTTCATATTAATTTGAATTAAATTCCTAAATTATTACCCCATTTATAGAACCATTTTATATCCTCCGTTCTGTATCCCCAACTTCCTTTAATTAGGAATTTAAAAGGCAATGCTAAAAATAATAACAGCCAAACGATAGGATAAAAAATGATAGATAATCGAATCCATACGTTTGAAATCCTCTCTCTTTGTTTATAAAATTCAAAAGGAGAAAACCTGATTATTTCTTGATTATATAGATTTGATTTTTGTTGATCAGTTAAGTTCAAATCCTTTGATTGTTTTAACCATTCAATAACTTCATATTCTGAAGCTTTTTCGTAATTATGTAAATTCATAATACTTGATTTATATAGCTTATTGCACAATATTCCAATCTTCTGACAACATATCTGTTTGCGATGCCAACCATGGTACTCTATTTTTTGGAGCGTCTGGATTATTAGTTTGCAACCCGGTAGTGTCAATAAAAATATATGGATGAGTCATTTTGCTATTTGTGTCAGGAATTTGTAATTCAATAAAAATTCCTTTTCCATTCCATCCGTTTCTAGCTACTTTATGTCCATGTTTTAATGCTTTAAGCGCGTCTCCAAAATTTAAATTTTCCATTTCTGTCTGTTTTTATAATTTATACTATTTTAAAAAAAGTAATTTACATCTGGTTTTTTATAAGAATTGAATTGGCAGAAAATGTTAAAGCTTTCAATCCTAACGCCACACGATCCAAATTGTCTATGCGCCAAACTTACAATCCGCATATCACCGAATGATTTAATGACCCATTCTACAAGACCAGAAAGTTCGATGTTCCGACTTATCGGCATAAATTACTTTTGTGTTGAAGTGGAGGGAATCGAACCCCCAAAGCTGAAAGCGACAGATTTACAGTCTGCTGATTTAACCACATTTACCATCACTTCAATTTTGCTTGTCTTTCCAAGCTGTCATATTGACCCATACCACGGGCTACTAATCTCGACTTGCGAGGAGGAATTGAACCTCATTTAAATACCAATTCTCAATAAGCGAGCAGAATCGAACTGCATTCGTGGCTAAGATAGGATTCGAACCTATAAATCTTAGTACTAGAATATACCAATCTAGAAGAGTGTTTTAGTTTATTCTATTTTTGGTAAATAAGAATAAATTTTAGACATAAATGCCACCCTTTACGTCTACCAATTCCGCCACTTAGCCTTAAAAAACTTCGGAAAACATAATAAAACAACCGAAGAAAAAAGTATCTAAAATTCCGTTTAAAAAGTTTTAGTAGATAAGAACTTGACTATGTTTTTTTTAAAGTTGCCCTCATGCAACTTAGTAGCGAGAGTAGGATTCGAACCTACGACCTTCGAGTTATGAGCCCGACGAGCTAGCCTCTGCTCTATCTCGCGATATATTTTTTACCTAATCCGGCTTAACGCGCCTCACCAAGCCTTCCCAGAGAGCCTCAGTAGTGCTGTAATCTCCAATCTTACCGAAATCACACACATAACAAAAATGCTCAATCTCACAAAATCCCTTTTCATCTACCGGAAACCAGACCCTAAGCATCTCAAATACAGAATTAATCAGTTTGCCATTATCATACATGCTAAATCCATAAGGTCCATACAATGATGTTAAATCAGCAACATGATCTTTATCTTGCAAATACTGCTGATGCAAACTCTCTATTACCCGAATAAATTGATCTTTTGAAATCATTTTCCCTTTACTATTTCTATTAGTTTTTTAAGACATTCAAGTTCTGCTTCTTCGTATAAAGCTCCTTCTTCAATTACAGTAATTTCATTAGAACCCGTCCCTAAATTTTCAATATAAACCTCAAATTTTCCGGCATTCTTAAAAACACTTGAGTACAAGCCACGTTTTTTATTAAACCATCTAAATGCTTGTTGGTAAAGTGGGCAATCTATAGTATCATACATCATAGAGCCTCTTGGTAAAGATTTGGTTTTTTTTACATGAACATATTCCGTCTGGTCTATTGTGGCTATACAATATTCATCAAATCCTAATCCTTTTAAAGCTAATGATTGTTTGTATGGGATGAATTCTTTTTCCATAGTTTTTTAACGTCATGTGTTTTTCCTTTTACAAACCTACAAATTTATTTTACACAATGTGTGTTTTTTATGATTTTTTTCGATAAAAAATTAAAACCCATTTTAAAGCCTTAAAATCAATCGAAATATCAAAATCATAAGAATCCTTATAAAAACAAATTGTAACCCACAAAGCCAAAGAAAACAACAACAAAAAACACTTTGTCAAACGTTTGTATTTCAGAATAAATCAATGAAGTAAGTATTTAACAGAAATTCAATACTGAAAATGCTATGTGATAATGAATATGGGAGGGTATATAGGGTTTGAACGCTGCGAGACAAAAAAGAAAACGCAAAATATGGAGGCATAGGGGTCGGATTTCTCTTTCGTTCCTTAAAAGTTTTAGGTTTTTTATTCTTGGTTCTTGCTGTATTTTTTTAAGGCTTTTATTCTTCTGTGTTCCTACAATGGTCACATACTACATTCGTGAATCATTGCAAACAAAGGGATTAACACAAACAAACTATATATTTTCCCCGTTATTTCCCTTTTAACCCTCCAGAGAATCGAATATTTGAAAAAGAAATGTATAATGATCCAGAATATGAAATTTATTTTAATCGTCTTTTAGTGCATTTAATCCACGCTTCTATTAATTCGTCAAGGTCTTGCAATTGCTCCAGATATTTCTTCGTTTGTCTGTCTGCTCTTATTGTGGTTTTATTCCCTGTCAATTCCTCGCTTAAGGCTTGAAAATTGATGATTTTTTTATATTTCATTTTGCCAGTATTTTGGTTGTTTCTCGGCGCTGATAACCAGTATTCTGGTTTTTTAAGGTGTAAATATACGCTCATAATGTGTGATTATGTTTTTTGCGTGGGTTTTTTATGTTCAGTTTGTTGATTTCCTCAATGTTTACAAGGGTTCACGCGCGTAACTTCGTGTTTGTGGTTGTCCTATTTCCAACCTTCAAAAATTATAAACGAAACAACTTTCTTTTTTTTACTTTGTAAAGTACTGATTTTAAACAAATTAGACTTTAATTATAGATTTTATTTATATTAAAAAGACTTTATTATAGAGATTTAGTATTAAAATATGTGTGTTTTATGTGTTTTATATGTGTTATTCTGTGTATATTTGTACACGAACAAAGGGGGTAAAAGTATATATCTGTTTTAGTCTTTGTTGTTATGGTTTTTGTTTGGTGTGGGCTTTGCCCTTATCACGAAGCCGAGCCGAAAAAAACGGGATCACAGTTTAAAAAAGTGGCGGAAGTGGAAAACACTATAAAGCGGGTTTTGTACACTCTACTTTAAAAAGTCAGTACACGTGTTAACCAAATAGGATTAATGCGGAAAGTTGTCGAGTAATGTGTGTTACTCCTGATGATGGTTGAAAACAACCGAAACAGCTTTTTAAAAATAATCTAATCGCAAATAAATAATCTATCACATTATGAAAACAATCTTATCACAAACAGAAAAAACAAAAATCACTAATTCATTAAGAGGCTGGGAGGGTAGAACCTCAACGGCTGAAACTGGCGAAGGCTGGGAAATTGTAACAATAAAAAGGGCAAGCGGTTTTATTACTTCAACAGCGCAGAAAGTTAAATTTTTGCCAAATGGGGCTTTGACTTACTCACTTTTTTCAGATGCTAGAATTAACCTATTAAGCGAAAAAGGTAAGGCAACAGAAAACAAAATAAAAGAATTACACGCTAAAGCCTTGATATTGTTTGATGCTCACCCCGAAGCGGTGAAGATTAACGAAGCCGAGCCGTACAAAATTGAAATAGGGCAGCGTGTTTTTCTTGATGGTTACGGAAAAGGGCAACGAGACGGGAACGCAATAATTTACGCCATTAATTCAACAGACTGGGGAATTAATTATTTGACAATTGACATTGATACGCTGGAACTTTCAACAGTTAGCCACATTAGAGACTATAAAGAAAAATTTGGGATTGGAACGTACTACATTGAGGGCGATAAATTCAAGGGATCAATTGACGATTTAAACAATTTCGTTATTGACGCAAAACAAAAAGAAGCTCAAGAAATAGAACGAGCCAAATCCAGCAGAATATTAGAGGACCAATTGAGAAAAGCAAAAATTGAAGAGGGGAAAAAACTTGTTTCTATTCCAAAAGACGCAAAATGTGTTATTGTTGCAGATATGTACCAAGACAACAGCGACAGCCAAACGGATTATTTTAATACTTCAGTATCTTTTTTTGTTGTACTTGCTTTTAGTTCAAACGAGCGTAACAACATGCAAGAACTTAAAAAAGCGTGTTTAAACTATGAAGAAACGGAAAAATTTGCAAACGATTCAAAATTCGAGCATAACGACGGACATAGTTATCTACCTAATTACTACGTCGGTTCTAGAGACTGGTACGGCTGGAAAGTAAACAAAAATAAATACACTATCAACCTTTCGACTGAAGCAGGGCGAGAGCTTGTATATATAGCAGCAGCGGAAGGGCGTTACTTCGTGCCTAACGTAGCCGAGCCAGAAAAAAAATCTATTGAAAGCCTTAAAATTGGCAGTATTGAAATAGTCGACTATTCAGAAAAAGCAATCGCAGTAATAGGAGACACAAAACCAATAAAAGACCAATTAAAAGAACTAGGCGGACGTTTTAATTTTCGTTTAAGTTGTGGGGCTGGCTGGATCTTCCAAAAGTCAAAACAAACAGAAATCGAAAAACTAATACAGGGGCTTAAATAGCCCCTTTTTAAAACTTATATCATGGCAAACTGGTGTACGAACTGGGTAATTTTTTCGGGAGAAGAAACCCAAATAAAAAAAGCAAATGCAATGTTTAAAACAATGCAAGAAAAAGAAAAAGAAACGAACGAGGGGCAAATACCGTCATTTATGGCAGAACCTAAAGAAGGATTTTTCTTTGAAATTTATGAAGACGAAAGCGAAATTATAAGTTACTCTACAAAGTGGTCGCCAAACATTAACGACTTGATAGAAATTGCAAATCATTTTAAATTAGGCTTCGAGGTTCTTTATGAAGAAATTGGAAATCAAATTTTTGGTAAAGCGATTTTTACGGCTGGAAATTCAGAAGCTAAAAAATACGACCTAGCAAGCGAAGATTTTGAAGAATGCCAATACGATGAAGATGCAGACATCTATAAATACAACGGCGAAGAATACGAATCTGACAGCGAAATTTTACAAACCATTTTTCAAAAAAAATTTAATTTCAGTTATTAAAAACTATTATTTATGAAAACAATAACACTTCAAGGTGAATTTCAAAAATTTGAGAACCTTAACCAAGCAACGAGCAATTTTGATAAAAATAGACTGCCTTATGAAGTAGAAACAAGAGTTTACATAGTAGACTCAAATTTTTCAGATTGCTTTGTAAACGAACTGCCAGACAATGAATTTATAGAACTAGCCGAAGAACAGGGCAGAGTTTATACTTTAGAAGGCTTTCAAGAAGCGTTTAATTTGGCTGAGATCAACTCTTCTATTGATGTAATTAGATTTATTAACGTAATTATTTAAAACTATGTTTACACTCGGATTATTACCTAACTTTAAAGGGACTAAAAAAGAGTTTATAAAAGCTCTGGCTATTTGTTTAGTGCTTGATGCTTGTATTATATTGGCTGTTTGGTTCGCCTAACGTAGCCCGACCGAAAAAATTATTATATTTAACAAATCTTAAAATCTTATCACACATGAAACCAAAAACATCAATTAAAGCAACAAAAATAGGAGCGGGGCAATTCAAAATTTCAGTAATGCGGGATTGGGAAGATATAGGCTCTTTTATTGAAAACACTCACATTGACGACATTCAAGAGATGATACAAGAAGGATTTGAATCAAATTTATCCCACTTTGAAACTTTTGAAGAAGTCGAAAACTATTGTATCACTAAAGCAAAAAAATCATAAAAAAATCATATTATGTTTTGAAATATGATTTTTATGTGTACATTTGCTGTAATCAATCTGGGCGGAATCAGATTTGATTATCTGATAAAGCACCAGAATTGATGTAAAAAGATACCCTTAATCAAGTCACTCCGCCCGACAAGATTAAGGGATTTTCTTTTTATAAGACTTTCCAAACAAGTTTTACCTCTTAACTGAAAAATAAGAACCGTATATAAAAGTGATTTTGTAGTAGGCGGCGGAGTAATCCAAAAAGTAAAATCTAATGCTGTTAATAAATCTCGCAATGAGTTAGCTTCTCAACGAGTGTTGCAATCCGAAAGGTAATAAAAACAGTAAACGACAAACCCATAATCGAAAGATTGAAGTAAATAAGAAATTGGGGCAACTCGGAAGTATAGATTTTTTCGCTTGATAACTAATTTAAGGGTAGTTATAAATGTTGTCATTTCCCACTAGGGGGTATTGCAACATAAAAGCTTCGCTATGTAATAACATTAAAAAAATATTATTACTTAAATAAAAAAATTTATATTTGTTTCATAAAAAGTAATCCCAATGATTGAACTATTTGAAACAGCGTTAAAATCTCCTGCTGGAAGTTTTGCTTTTGTATTGTCTTTTCTGGCAGTTACTTATTTAGTTATATGGAAAGTATCGCATTTTACAACCAAATTTAACTCAGTTGAAAAAATGGAAAATGCAATAGAGAGCATAAAAGGAGATATTCATTCGATAAAAGCATCTATTCAATACAATTCGGACCTGATTAAGCTAAATTCAGATTCAATTAAATTAGTAAGCGATTCTATTAAATCAATTACCGATTTGAACAACCCGTTTGCTCAAAGACAAAGCCCTGTTTCTATGACCGATAAAGGGAAAGAGGTTTCAGACGAAATAAAATTAAATGAAATTATCGCAACCCACTGGGAAAAAATTAACACCCAATTAAACGATATTTTAAATTCTGACTGTAACCCTTACGACATACAAGTAGAGAGTTTTAAAATAGGGGAGCAATACCAACACTTCTTAAGTTCTGAAGAATTAAAAGCAGTAAAAAATCACGCTTTTAAATCTGGATTCAATTTAGAAGTTTATAACCTACTCTTTGGAATAGCAATAAGAGATAAGTATTTATCTATTAAAGGAATTGATAAGTCTGACATTGATCTTTACGACCCGATTAGCAAATCTAAAAATAGCTAATAAATAAAAAACCCCGCTTTTAAGCGAGGTTTTTGTTACGCATTATTTTGCTTCTTCTCAAATAAGGATAAAATTGAAAAAAGTAAAATAAATCCAGCAATTGAAATTACGACAGAATATTTAAGATTAGTAAGCTAAATAGTAGTATAATTCAAGTATAAATATTTTTTCTTGGTGGTTAAAATAAGATAATAACAACATTACACAAGTAGTAAAGACTAAAATAGAACTAAATTTATATTTTGATTTAGAATTATAAACAAAGAAAATAAACAAAGAAAATAAAAGAGGTAATATAAAGACTATGCAGAATAATATAGCGCTTTTAAAACCTTCTTTAAACAATTGATTATTAATTAAAAATGAATAAATTAACACAGCCAAAACAGTTAGGATATACTTTGTTAACGACTTGGTCAAAATAATAACTGTTCTTTTCTGTAACATTTTAATTGAAAAATTAATTAGCCTTTAGTAAAACCATTAGTTTCTTTTTTAGTGTAAAAGTAACCATATATCCCGCCTGAAATTAAAAGCAAACAGCCAAACCAGTCTATATATTCCAAAACATTATTTGTAATTAAATAATATGCCAACAATAAAACATAGATAAACAACAATATTAAAAAAACAAATATTGTTTCTTTTTTAAATTTTGGCGCAATAGCATACGATAGCCCAACAAAAATTCCGCCTTGAGAAAATTGCGAAATCAAATTAATTAAAAACCTCCAAAATTTGTCGTCTGGGTTAATATAAAGCCCTAGTCCGATTGTGGTTATGTATGGAAGCAAATAACTACCTAAAATACATATAGGCAAAATAAATATCCATTTTAGGATGATAACTGTTCTTTTCATTGGGTGATTTTTTTATGATTACATCGCTAAAATAAAAAAAATTCGCGAACAACTTGCACAATTAAAAATTATTTGTAATTTTGAAACGTCAAGATTACCAAAGTATTGATTTCAATACAATTTTATCGAAAAAAAATACTCCTTACAATAAAGGCGTAGCTTAATCTCAATTCTTATCGTTTCAATACGTTAGGTGGTCTTGACAACCGAGAGGCGGTTACGCCCTATTTTTTATTTTTTTAGTTACTTTTTTACTAATGTCAAGACCAGTAGAAACAACAACTAAAGAGGTACAAGGTACTTCTTCTGTTGCGTCAACTTCACGAAACGAAGCTATCGAAAGATTACAAGAATATTTTAATCTTTCAATTTCTCCCGAACAAACCGCCAAAATTTTACGTCAGGCGGTGTTTACAATTTCCGAATTTCAAATAATGCAACAGGACGAGCCATCAACTTATGATGGTTCTGTGTATAGCGTTATTTTTTATTTGAACGACCTAGCCGAAACGTTAGACCCTTACTTTACCAAAGAATCTTAGCGCCATGAACTCTTTAATTAACATTACCACAAATAATCAAGGATTGAGTGTGGTAAGCGCTAGAGATTTGCACGAGTTTTTAGAAATAAAAACAGATTTTTCAAATTGGTGTAAACGTATGTTTGAGTATGGTTTTGAAGAAGGAAAAGACTTTACGCCAATTTTGGCGAAAAGTATAGGAGGCAGACCTTCAGTAGATTACGCTTTAACTATCGACACATCAAAAGAAATTTCGATGATCCAGCGTTCAGACAAAGGTAAAGAAGCTCGTATGTATTTTATCGAGTGTGAGAAAATTGCAAAAGAATCTAAAAAAGTACTAACTCCAGCAGAACAGCTTTTTGAAAATGCCAGATTGCTTTTAGAAATAGACCGCAAACAAAAAGAAACCGAAAAGCGTATAGAGGTTTTAGAAGCTAAAACTACAACTAGACCCGACTATTTTACGATAGTTGGATTTGCTAATCTAAACGGGGTTAATTGTGGCTTAAAATTAGCCTCTAGGCTCGGAAGGATTTGCAAAGCAGAAGCTAAAAGACTTGGGGTAAAATTAGACACGTTGCCCGACCCTCGTTTTGGAATGGTCAATCTATATCCAACCGAGCTTTTGCGAAAAACTTTTATAGAAGAAAACCTAATTAACAATATTTAACCCAAAAAGGGGCTATTAGAATTTTTCTTTTAGCCCCTTTAATTTTAAAACGTACCCAAATGCTAAAATTAATCAATCCAGTATTAGAAGCCGAGACGCTTCAAATTATTCTAAAAGAAGAAAAAGACGCTCTTCGAAAAGAAACGCAGCCAGAACTTAAAAAAATGCGAAAAACCCGCATTAATGAAGCAAAAGAATTAAATAAAAAATATCTAATCATTTTAAACTAAATCTAAAATCATGAAAATCGAAAACAAAGTTTTATTAGCATTCAATGAGAATGACGTAAAAAATGGAGTATTAACTATTCCTAATTCAGTAACTAAAATTGCTGATGAATTATTTGTAAACATTGACTACGTAGAAAAAGTAGTTGGTAAAAAAGTTACGGCTATTGGAAACTACAATTTCTACGAATGCAACGCCCTGACTTCGGTGGAGTTCCCATTGGTTACGGCTATTGGAAACTACAATTTCTACGAATGCAACGCCCTGACTTCGGTGGAGTTCCCATTGGTTACGGCTATTGGAAACGAGAATTTCCGTTACTGCAACGCCCTGACTTCGGTGGAGTTCCCATTGGTTACGGCTATTGGAAACGAGAATTTCCGTTACTGCAACGCCCTGACTTCGGTGGAGTTCCCATTGGTTACGGCTATTGGAAACGAGAATTTCCGTTACTGCAACGCCCTGACTTCGGTGGAGTTCAAAAACAAAAAACTAACTGTAAAATCAATTGATGGTTATTTATTTGTTATTGAAAGCAAAAAAACCACTAAAGGAATTATTTTATATGTAGGTTATAATTTATACTCATTCAACAAAAACGAAGTAGAGAAAAAAGATTGTTTTGTCGCCGAAAAAGATGGATTTTTTGCACATGGAGACAATGTTAAAAAAGCTATTTCGGACGTGCAATTTAAAATCGTTGCCGAAAAATTAAAGAAAGAGCCAATACTTGCGGATACAATGATTTCCGTTATGTATTACAGAACAATCACTGGAGCTTGTGAATTAGGCTGTAGAGATTTTATCGAAAGAAATTCTTTAGAAAAAGAGGAGTATAGAGCGGATGAATTACTGCCTATTTTGGAGAAAAACGACGCTTATGGTGTAGAAAAATTTAAAAGGTTAATCAAATTTTAAGCAATATGAAAAAAGCTAATAAATTTTATAAGTGGTTCGCGAAATTAGGAGGAGAGACTACTAATTATCATGATTCCGAAGGTGTCCTAAGAAAGTTAAATATGCCTACATTTTTGATTTCCTCGCTTAAACAAAGACCGGAAGAAATAAAAGAAAAATATAATCATAAATTCAACTAAATCAGCAAAAAAATACCCCGAAAGATTAAATCAATCGGGATTTTTCTAATCTAATCCTAAATCATAGGG